ACCACCTCTACCGCCGGGAGGACCGGGGGGACCACCTCTACCGCCGGGAGGACCGGGGGGACCGGGAGGACCGGGGGGACCACCTCTACCGCCGGGAGGACCGGGGGGACCACCTCTACCGCCGGGGGGAGCACCTCCGCTGCCGGGATCTGGCGCCCCTAGACCAGGTTTAAATGAAGTGTTGCGTAACGCAAGGTTCCGCGATCAAGCGCGTCGGCGTCGGTCGGCGCTGCCTGACCTTGTTAGCCCGGATCCAGCACCGGCTCCAGCACCGGCTCCAGTACCGGCTGCGGCTCCGGTTCCGGGCGCGCGTCGTCGTCGCGTTTCAACTTTAAGAAGGAAGCCCAAGACAAGAAGTAAGAATGGACGTAGATCTCCTCGTAAATCCACAATCCGCAGGTATCGCTAATCTTGAAACTGTCGACCTCCCTACGCTCACGTTTGATGAAGTCTCTGCTCCCACCCCCGCACCTGGACCCAAGCTGGTCCCTTCGTCTGAAGAGACGGGGCCCGTGAGCATGGGCGGTACAATGAACTTCAACGCCGAGCCCTATGCACCTCAGGTTGCTCCTCGCAAGATGTCGGATGAGGCGCTGATGAAGGAGAAGTATGAGATTCTTCGTAAGTTTGAGCGACTCTCCAAGATGGGTGTTCCGATGCGCAAGCGGTTCACGATGGACTCCCCGCTGGACGAGATGAAGCTGGAGCTGGAGTTCATCAAGCGCGAGAAGAACATGGATGCGACCATCAAGCAGTTCTCGGAGTGGTTTGTCACAGCAATGAGTGGCCTGGAGTATGGCTCCAAGCACGTGACTCTGCTCAAGGCGTTTGGTCTTCAGCTGGATGGACTCTCTGAGTCTGCTCAGATGAACGTCGTAGATCTGGAGGACGATTTTGAGGAGCTGTACGATCAGTATGGCGACAACCTCAAGATGCACCCGCTGGTCAAGATCCCGATGCGTGCTTGTATGATGGTGTACATGGTCCACCTGACCAACCAGATGACCCGCAAGGCTCCGATCCCGAACATTGATGATATCATGCGTCAGAACCCGGATATCGCACGGTCCCTGGCAGCAGCGGCAATGCAGAACCAGACCGCCCAGATGCGCACCACCGCCAACGTGCCTCCTCCTCCCCAGGCGACCAACCCGCTCTCCGGTCTGATGAGCTTTATGCAGTCTGGAATGCCGCCCGCCCCCCCGCCGTCCATGATTCCCAAGCAACCTGCTGCCGACAAGCAGGTGAAGATTGGCGGTGGCACCAAGGTCAAGGCACCGGCCCCTGCTCCCGCACCTCCCCCGCCCCCGGCTCAGGAAATGCGTAGCCCACCGAACATCGATGAGCTCCTGAAGAACATCAAGCAGTCGGTGATTGTGCCTCCTGGAAACGGTCCTCCTCCAGCAACGCCGGCGTCTGCCCTCCGTGGATCCAATCCCAAGAAGAATGCTGGATCCACCGGAAAAAACTCGGTAGTAATTAAGCTCTAATGAAGTTCTCCGATCTAAAAGCGGGGATGACAGTAAGATTTGACCATCACGATTCCGCCAACTGGTATTCATTTCATGGGGATTTTCTACGAAATCCCAACTTTACAACTCCAGAGGACTGGTTTAACGAACACTATCGCAAGTATGAAGGGATTCCTATCACGGTTACAAGGATTAAAGATGTAGACTATCATGGATACCGGTGGAAATCATTGCACGGATACTCCCCAAGCGGATCCATGGCAATCTCGCAACATTGGTTTCTGCCCAATGACGAAAACGCGTTTACAGAACTCAACAAGGGTGTCAATGAGCAAGTCAGAATGGCACCCAAGCCGTCAGCTAAGAGGGGTAAAGAGATTCTTATGGGAGAGTTATTGGCGGTGCCGGGTGCAAAGGATTACAATGAAGCCGCCGAGCGGTTTGGTACGGGTCGTCGCACCCGTCGTCGCCGTCATGGTCGTCACACGCGTCGTCGCTAAAAAAAACGAACGTTAATATAAATGCCCGGATCTGTTATACACTTTTCAAAAGAATCCCGCGCTGCGTTAAAGAAACAGGGAGAGGATTCAGAGGCTGGTCTCACAAAATCACAGAAGGAGGCGAGAGAGAAGATTCGGGCAGACCTGGATCGCCAGGCAGAGGAGTCTCTCCGGGCCAAAGTAAAAGAGGATGCAGCGGGAGTGATTGGACGCAAGGTTCTCGAACATCACAAACGGAAGCATCGTGCCGGAACCCGGCGTCGCAGGTCACGTCGGACTACCCGCAAATCGAGAAAGACGCGCCGCTCGTAATTGTTCAGGGGTCAGCGTGACCGCTGGTCCAACTGCCTCTCCTTGTAGCTCGCACATCTGAACCCACTCTTCTTGCGTGATCTTTTGAAAGGTTCGTAAACAAATCGATACATCCTTCGGGGTCTTTCTCCCCATATGCCGACAATAGTCACAGTTTGTCATGACGATATACTGTGCCCAGGGTCCAGTGCGCAACACCAGTGCATAAAACGTAGACAGTTGCTTCCAGGTGACGACGTTCTTCTTGTGCGATACGTGGGTCTTGTACTTGCATTGGACTGCATAGTACTTCCCACCCTTTTCGGCCACGATGTCGATTCCGACATCCGGGCGTTTGAGGCTTAATGTTGTTAAGATCTCTTCAGGTACATCTTTCAGGAGCCATACGGTGTCCATCTTGCGAACGTGCTTGAGATACTTGACGCAGAACTCTTCAAAGACATCTCCGCGAACCTTCTTGTTGTCTCGTACTCGCATCTCGGTAAGGGTATGTGCAGGTTGAGTATACCACTTTTGACACTCGATGAGAAAGAGGTCAAAGAGACTTTGTCCATCCGGGCGTGCTGTTAAGAAGAGTGCGTGAAGATCCATGGTAAGGTTGATGACGTTACCGAATCCCAATCCGTTTTCAGGAAATTTCCTTATAGTATCAATGCTTCGTAATGTAACAGAATCGCAAAAGAAGAGAGTCGCCGGACGTCAGAGATTTACTTGTGCGGGGTCGGTCCCTGATTACGAATGTCCAATGAAAAAGGAGCCATTTGACGAGTCTGGATACGAGATTGACCATATTCAGGAACTCAGAGACGGAGGAACAAACGATATATCTAATCTTCAGGCACTATGTATCAGCTGTCATCGTGTAAAGACAAGTAGGATGACATCTGCTATGGCAAAGAAGAATAACGCACCAAAAGTTGAAGTACATATGTGCCATCACTGTGAAAAGTATACAGCAACCGTATTTGAAGGTGATAAGTGGCATTGTGAGGCAGACTGTATCAGAGAATGTAAAGGAGTTCCGAATGATGGATGCGGGCCCCGTTCTTCACCAAATCCATATGTATTTGCACAGAAACTTGATAAGTTTCGGTATATACCCAAACCAGATCCTCCAGGAACAATTAGAAGCCAAACGGTTCTTCCAAATGGACAGGTAGTGTATTCAATGACTAATTCTCGTCGTTAACCAAACAGTAGTGGCGCGGACTTGTCGTAGGCAGGCCAGTCTGCCTTGGAGTTTCCGGAATCCACCTTGCCGGGATTTGTCATGCCCTCGGGACTGCGACGAGAGACTCCCGAAGCAATGATGATATATCCTGCCGTCAGCAAGGTGGAGTGGATGATATCGCGGGTGGCGATGAAACACACAGCAAAGATCGCAATCCTTCGGAGGAAAATGTTGCGCTTGTATTCCGCTTCGTCTCCGCTGAACTCATCCACCAGGTGACGAGATCCAATGTTGAGCAAGATCATCATCACGCCAATGAAGAACTTGTTGGTGTTGATTGCATCCAGAACTGAAATTCCCTTTGCCATTGTCTTGACTCAAGATTTTAGACACCGGCAGACGAAGAGGACACGCTGGTTGCAGGCTGGACACCACCCATGGTCGTGGGCGGCATCACAGGTGGCATTGTCGGTGTCGGCGTTGTCATCGGTGCCGTGCTCAGCGCCGAGTTCGGAGGAGGGGTGCTTACACTTGCACCCATCTCAGATCCGGTCGGAGCAGGGGGGATACTACCCGACATAGACGAAGAGACCATGCACGTCTTTGTGACTGCATCCAGCGCATATCCGCTCGGGCATGTCATGGTCGGCTCTACCGTCGTTGTCGGCGTCGTGAACCCTTCCCAGCTTGTGCGGGCACACCGAACATACCACACAACCAGCAGAAGGGCTACCGAGCAGCTCACCTTTTGGTGAACGTAGACAATTCCTGCCAGCGCCGCCGCCTTGCCTACAGATGTAGACAGGAGTTCGCGAACAACCGAGATCCCCGAACCAAACGCGAGGTAAAGGATGAGTGCGCCAACAACAAACAGTTCAGTTGCTCGGGACAGCATTTATAGTTCCCCCATATTTTTCTGTGTTTCTTTGAACAAGTGGAGTATGAACTACTCGAGTCTTGAAGATGCCTTTGGCACCCCATTTGGTCAAAGGGTGCCCGTTACCCTTGAACACCCCGATAAGAAGGAGACGTTTGATGTCGAAAAAAAGGAGAACAAGCACGCAGAACTGGTGAAATCTATTGAGAAGACGCTGCCACTGGATACCAACCCCGAAACACAGTCTTTCCGGACTGTGCTCCCAGATGCACCCCTTGACCCTCGTCTCCCCACCTTTCGCCAGCAGGTTCGGGAGCACTTTGGCATGAACGGTGGAGGTGGCGACGATTCCAAGCTGGACCGTATTCTTCGCCTGATTGAGCAGAACCGCACAGGCTATGCACCGGCTGCAACCCAGGATATGCTCCTGTACATTGCTACGGGTGTGTTTTTCCTGTTTACGTTTGATACATTTGTTACGATGGGCAAGTCTATGCGCGGGCGCTAGGTCCCAGACGGGTAGACATGGAGGAGAAGTCATCAAATCCATTGTCCAGATACTCAATTTCGAAGGTCAAGCAGTAGTTCGCGCCGTTCACATTGGAACTCGTTGCGACACCGGTCGTCGTATTTGACAGAGTCCAGTAGATAAACCCCTGGCTTCCTTGTTGAGAATGAAGGCGAGGGCGGATACGAAGGCGGTCCAGCTTTCCGATCGGAGGACTGAAGTGCGCCTTGTTCTCCTGACCAGAGTGGTCGTTGTATTCAATAAATCCACTGGTTACGACGGGTGTTGCAATTGACATCTTGGTGTACACCGTATTTGGAATCTTTGCAAAGAAGCTGTCGGGAAACTGAGATCGGTTACCAGCAACCGCCGTCTCGTCGCTCTTGTTTAACCCATCGATGTCAATAAGGAAATAGTTAGGAATATAGTTTGAAGCCGTTGATGTATGTATGTGAACATCATTTGAGTATACGGCGGTGGACACATTGGATCCGTTTGTGTAGGAGTGCGCGTATGCAAGATCCAGCGAAGGGAACTCGGCACTCATCAGACGGAGAGACACAACCTTCTCGTAGACACGGGGAAGGTAGACGACAAACTCACCGTTCGTGTAATAGATACCTGTATCACGATCGGCGGAGTCAACATGAAGCATCTTCTTCACAGTGCGAAGTTCCGGAGTCGGTGTCGACTTGTTCACGATGCTTCCACGATAATCAAACTGCATTATTACTTCCCAGCTAAATCTTTATCGGCAGTTCTCCACGTTTTGCCATGGAGCACAAAGGAATGGACTCGAGCCATACCCCACGCTTCGGGGGACGCTCCGGGGCGGTGACCGGTTCTCCAGGCAGCCATTCCACGATTGTACACTTTACGGAGGGTCCCGGCGGAGACCCCAGTAGCCTTGGCGATTGCAGGAATACCGGTTACACCCGGATACTTGGTGTGGAACCGTGATGTATAGGACGAGGGGCGGCGCCGGGTTCCCTTGTCGGTCTTGAACGGTTTGTACGCTTTCGGATCCTTCCAGGACATCTTGGCGCGCCGGGTGATCTCACGATGACGCTGTGCCTTGCGTCGTGTCGAGAGTCCGCGATAGTACTTGGGTGGCCACAACATTGTATTTCTGCGTTAAAATCAAATGGGAGACTCTGGAGCAACTGATATCGGACAGAATGTAAGTTGGACGATTACACTTGAGGACTACTTTGCCCAGACGGGTGAAAAGGCGAACGGTCTTGCCATTATGCACAAGCGTGCCGAGAGCATTTTTGCTCGTCGCAAGACGTATATTGATCTACCGGTTATCGTGGGATCAGGCGCGGTTGCTTTCTTGAACGCTGGATCGTCCAGTCTGTTTGCGGGGAATGCCCAGTTGGCCGCGACCGCACTGGGTGTTGCGTCTCTCGCAATTGGTATCCTCAATACCATTGGCACCTACTTTGGTTGGGCTAAGCGCGCAGAGGGTCACCGTATGTCAGCAATCCACTACGCCAAGCTCTACCGTTTTATCAACGTGGAAATGCGTCTGCCCCGCGAACAGCGCATGCAACCCGGTGATTTCCTGAAGTATACGAAGGATCAATACGACCGTTTGGCTGAACTGAGCCCGCTAATTCCGTCCACAATCACGCATGACTTTTCCAAGCAAATGGAAAAATACATGGACATCTCCAAGCCGGAGGAGACGAATGGACTCAACAAGATTGAGATCTTCGTGGATTCAGCCAATGAGCTGGGAGGAGTCGTCAGTCCTCTTGAACCTCCGCCGAAAACACCTGGGGCCGCGAAGTTGACGGTTCGGGTTCCGGTGGCGGGTCCCCCGGCAAAGACATCCGCGTAACCGTGTACTGGCGCTTCTTGTATAAGGAGTTCCGAGCCCCAAACTGCCGACGAAACTGCGGATCCACAATGTCTACAATTAACGGGTGGATTGTGCGCTTAGACTTTTCCACTCGCAGAATACGACCAACAATCTGATCAATGTCCGGTCGCGGGGTTGCCATTACCAAGGTATTTAAGGTGGGGACATCAAATCCTTCCTTACACATCGAATACGTGGCAATCAAGATCTTCTTATCGGCACAGAACTCGGTTCTCTTTGCTGATGAGACCTTTTGCGACAGAATACACGCAGACTCCCGGACTTCAGGTGACAATCCTTCCAAGATGTTCTTGCAATGCTCGACACGATCAGACAAGACAAGCACCTGTCGACCCTCTTCCACAACATCGGCAATAATCTGACACAGCCAGGCTGTCCGATGCTCACAGTCTGCTAACTTGTTGACCATAATCGGCACAGAGACAAACCCCTGGGAACTCAATACGATTTCATTAAACGTTGGATCCTTGTTGACATATTGAAAGACCTCCACTGCAACCTTGGTGTCCACTGAATCGCCTGTATCGGATTTGTAGAGCATCGGTCCAAGGAACCAATTTATGACATACATCAGCTTATCCTTCCGATCAGGGGTAGCCGATAATCCTAGCATATACCTCGACGTAATTTTGGGTAGCGCTTGCACAAACACCTCTGAAGCGATGTGGTGGCACTCATCCACAATGACCAGACCGATCGGTTTGAAGAGATCTGCATTTAACTCTTTCATTGAAAGGGTTTGGAGCATAACAATGACAACATCTCGGTCGGCGACTTCGCATACATCTGCCTGGACTCTGCCGATTCGTGCCTTTGGTAGAAAGGATTTGATGCGATCTTCCCACTGATCCCGGAGGAAGGTGTTGTGAACAATGACAAGGGCGGGCACGCGAAGTTGAGAGGCGATATACAGTGCACAGACCGTCTTGCCTCCTCCCGTGTGGAGCGAGATAATTCCATCATGGGGTTCGGGAAGCAGGAAGGAATTGACGACCGGGAGCTGAGCGGGTCGAATGGACCCCGCGAACTCCCAGTGAGCGACGGGGGTTTGCGCAACATCTCGGGTTGAGGGGACAGCACCGAATCGGTCGAGTCCGAAATGCTTGGGGAGGTACAGGTGTTCCTTGTCTTCGTGATACACCTTGTACCGAGGAACAGCGTGTGGGTTGATGAGAGAGAAGGGTTTAACCGTGAGTGCCTTCTTGAGAGAAAGTTCATTCGCGGTTTTTGTAATTTGGTATCCATTGAGCGTCAACATACTGTTTGTAGTCTTTACTTGTGTATGTTTCGTTTTTACTCGCAGACGCGCTCAACCGTCATGTACAGGATCTGATCCACAATGTCGAGGATTGCCGGCTCGGCCTCCTTCAGGTCGCTCACGTGGTAGATGATCGACGGACCCGTAGCCGGCGACACCTGGATCTTATCCCACGGGTCCTGATCCATACGGAGGGAGTACAGGATGTTCATGATGTAGCGGTGGACACCCTGACGAGAAAGGGTGAACACGTGCTTCGTCTTGGAAAGCTCACCGGCGATATAGCGAACCTGCAGCATCTCCTCGGGATCCGATCCACGCTCAAACTGAATTTTATCGTCAACGCGCTCATTGTCCGAAATAAGCCAGATGGTCAGAAGATTCATTTCTTTATATGAACCGTATCGTCTGTAAGTCATTAGTAGCGGTCCTCCTCGTCATCGTTGTAATCGCCATAGTCCCTATCTTCGTCTTGACGATCGGGCAAGTCACCGTAGTCTCCATTGTCCACATCTTGCATTCGATCAAATCCCCTTTCTTCTGCTTCGTTCGGTCCGGCTGGACGTCCAACGCCAATGTCTTCATCGTCCCGTTCTCTTTCCTGGTCTAGTTGCTGAGCAAAAAGGATGCGGTCTTTCTTGTTGATAATATATGGCGCAAGACCCCGATCTATCAAGTCCTTGGTGATTTCACGATCTGAGTCTGACATCAATCGGAGGCGATCTGTAAAGGCAATACGCTCCTTCGCCTTCAGGGTGTTTGTTATTTTTGTTGCCTTCTTTACGTCGGCAGTCAACATCAGCAGTGCAAGATCGGTCTTCTTCATTTCGGTCAGCCTTGTCTTTGATCTCGCATCCTTGTTGATCTCGGACGTCAACTCAAACACATATCCTTTTGTGATGTCGCGAAGGTCATCTTTTTTTTGTGCGGGATCCACGGTCTTGATCGGAGTTGTTTTTGCAAAGACAGTCGAAAGTCGGCTGGCAATCAAGACGTTGGTGTGCCAGTCATCGGAGGCTTCATCTTTGCCTAACTTCAGGCGAGCAAGCACGCCCTTGTCCTTGACAGCAACTGTAACTGGCTTTTCACGTTCTGACAGGGGCGGTTGAATCGACTTTAGCTCACGAGCTCGCAGTCCTTCAAAATGGTTGATACCAGAACGAAGGGGTACATCGGGTTGCCTGATGCTGGGCGCACGCTCATTTGCCCAGTATGTGCGACCCGACGGGCACGACGGCATCCCCTTGACGCTCCCAAACAGATCCTTGGTCGGCATCGCAATATCACCAGGTATCATTGTCGACGGCTTTGTCGACTCGATTGCCGGGGTAACTGCTTTTGATCTGTCGAATCCCGACCGGATGGCGGGTCCATAGCGGGCGTGCTTCAGCAACGTACTGATAGAGGCTACAACCAACTGTTTGATCATGGAAGGATTTGACAGTACAGTTCGTATTGTCTTGACGCTTGATCCGTTGAAGGATTTAGGATATGCTTCGAGGGTCTTGGTGAGCGCCAGGATCATACTATCAATAATTGTGAATCCATCGGGCTTGTCGGTGTCACGAGGATATCCACGAAGAGTCAACGGCTTGCTTCCAAAGGAACGACGAGGAACCAAGGGAGGCACATGAGTCTGCATCAGTAGGATCATTTGTACAATACCCGTAATACCAGGGTCTTTCTTTACTCTTTCAAGATTTCCTGCAAGATCGGTCCCCATGTCGATCATCTGCTTAAGCTGTTCAATCTCTGGCATCACATGGAGAATCGAAATAAGAAGAAAAAAGACATCATGCCAGGGGATTTCTTCTGTAAACAGTCCTTTGATCGCCTCCATCGGATTCTTGATCTGAAGAGGATTCGACTTCCCCGATTCTAGGGCTTCTGCATGGCGTATCACTCGTCCATCATCTGTGAACTCTTCCTGATCGACCACCACATCCGAGTTGATTTGCTCTCCACACGCCTTGCAGACCCGAAAGCCATCCACACGCGCAGCCCACTTATCGTAGAAGCCCCGCTTGTCTTTCTCCAGGTCACCCGCTAACAGCGACAGTGTATGCGAACAAACCAGGAACAGTCCCTTCGAATCCACATACGTTTGCTCAGTCAGAACTGCGCCCTTGACAAGATCCGTCACATCACGAAACTTGTCTTCTGCGAATCGAGCCGTGTCTCCAAGAACGGCAACAACCTGATGCCGAAGCTCAGAGACTTCGCGAGCGGGGGTTGAAGACGTCTTGGCTTCCTTCACGGGCTTTGGTTGAATCAGGCGTGCGCTCACCAGTGCCTTGACGTACTCTTCCAAAATCAAGGTGGGCGTCTTTTCAAGCCACTGCTTCCGGCCCCGGTATCCGTCGCGCTTCCGTTCTTGCTTCACCAGTTCAAGGGGCACACACTGGTAGATCATCTTATCTTTTGGACCCCACGTGCGACGAAGGATCCCGCGAATCGAAAAGTCTTGAAAATCTAGATTGGTCAGATCACATTCGGCAAGGGTTGTCTTGGGAAAATCAAAGTCAGCATCTGCACCCGGTGAAATCCCAACCGTTCCGTTCTGCCCTGCTTGAGACAGGAGCATATGAACAACCAGCTCACCACCATCCAACTGGTCCATCAGCCATTGGCGAGACGACATTGCCGGAAAGTATGGATCGTAGTACTGCAGGAGCTTGTCCGACGGTGCGTCACCGCGAGGCTTTGGAAACTCAATCGCCTTCACCTCGGCGGCAGACCTTGATTCGACTGGAGGAAACCTGGACGTCCACGAGCTCCACGGAATGTCCGAGAGCTTCACATCGTAGACCCGCAGATACTTCATGCCTTCGACGTACGGATCGGAGGTCACTGGCACTGCATGGGTCATGATCGCATCAAGCGACGGAACCACCTCCTCGAGCGGCGCTGTTGTCTCCACCATCACAGCATCGCTGGACTGCAAGAATGGATGTTCGGGAAGTGGATCAGGAACAGGAACGGGGCGTTTCTTTGCGTAGTAGCCAATAAACTTGATTGAATCCGACGTCTCTGGAATCGGCAGACTCAGGATGTCAAACCGTCCATCTTCGTGGCGCTGAGTCCGTGTGTATTGAAATGAGGGCAAGGCGCGGATTTGGTTGTTGCCATTGGAGTTCACGAAATGTGTTGGAACCCGCAGATCGTAGGGCGTTCCATCGGTTGTTGTGAATATGTTCGGGAGCGCCTTGACCATTCGGCTGTAGAAGTTGGGGAGACGGATGCGCTCTTCGTCGTATAGGGGAATCCACGAGTCTGTGTATGAATACGCATCCAACCGTACGTCTGCATAGACCGGGTTGATCCAGCTAAACTTCTTTCCATAGTCTGGTTCACGAAGGACATATGTTTCTGCAGTGGGGACAATGTGTTCCTCATAAAGGTCCTTTAACCGTTCAGCTTCCTTCTTCACAACCTCTATTTGAAACTTGGTTGTCCGCCCCTTGGGGATCATCTTTTCAAATGCATCCGTCACCTGTTCTTGCAATGTGTAGAATCGGATCTCTTCGGGACGTTGGATTGTTTCATCGTAGTCAATCTCTTCGATGATTTGAAAGTCAGAGGCTTCAAATGTAAAAAGTTCGGCTCCACGTTGTTCACGCCTCTCCTCTTCGTCTATTTCGAAGAAGCTCCTGCCGTCGTTCCAGCTTTTGATTTCCTCTCGCGCCTTTTTGTTTTCGCGAAAGGTTTTTGAAGCTTGAACGGCAAACTTCCCTAGTGTGTTGACCACCTTATCAACCTCCGCTTCACTCATTATACTGAGCTAAGAATGGTTTCGCAGAGTGCGACCGCCTCCGTCTTGAACTTCTCAACGACCTTGGCAGGATCCGTCTTGCTGCAGAACCGGACAATCATCTTGGGCAACAGAGGGTGCACAATCCGGTAGGACACAAAGTTGACCTTTTGGTTGTAAATGAGGATCTGCGCCAGAGCCCCGATCGTATGACCCTCCTCCTCGGTCTCAATCGAATACCAATCTCCCTCCTCGCGAAGAATCGGGTTGTTGCACCAATCTTCAATCTTCTTCTTGTAGATTTGGGCTGCCTGCTTCAGGAGATCCTTTGCCGGGGTCACACCAATGCTCTCCACGGTAAAGTCAAACCAATACGGGCGACCCTCGTCATCCCGTGCATACGACCGCTGGATCTCATATCCATCAAAGATCTTCGCACGGTTCTCCCGCTCCTGCTTATCATCCCCAGCGACTTCAACATACGTTGAGCGGTGGCTCTCTGCAAGTTCCGGATCGATGTGGTTCTTGAATGTTGCCACACAGACCTGCGATGCACCCTTGGTCTCCACGGCCAAGGTCGCCTTGACGTGAATCGACTCCGATGGTTGAAGGCGCATAAAGTACAGCGGGGTGTCCAGATCACGATCCTTCAAGATGACATTCTTGCGAGGACCCTCAACCACAAAGTCATCGGTCGTCACATCCACCGCCTCCTTGCGAGTCAGGTCCGGCGTGGCAGGGGGCAGGAACCTCAGCTCGATCGTGGTGTCGCGGATCACAGAACTCTCCTCTGGCCTCACATTGATTGGGAGCATCTCCACACGGTGCTTGAGCATCTCGTGAATCATCTTGGTCGAGTTGTCGAGGATCTGGACATCGCGAACGACAACCGTCGGGATCTCTGCCAGCAAGATACGACGAAGCCCATTCACGAAGGCGATCGGCACATTCTTAAACTCAGTTTCGAAGCGATTTTTCTTGTCAGACGCCATTGTATATCCTCAACCTTTCGTTGTATCGTATCCGTTTTTTCTCAAGGCAAACAGCAACGAGATGAACAATCAACCTATTTTGTTTTACAGCACTCGGTGTTCCCATTCGCAACAGATTATTCAGACGTTGAAGGGTCTTAAGAAAGAGACTCTTTGCCGTATGTTTTCAATCGATGGCAAAAGCCGGGCTGAGCTTCCGACATTCTTGAAGAGCGTTCCGACCCTGTACAATCCGGAGACAAAGGACGTTTACATTGGCAAGGACATCTACGCCTACATTGCCAAGCCGGTGACGTCTCGTCGTGAGGTTCCAGCCGCTCAGCAACCGACTGGATCCAAGCTCAGTGTCCAAGGTGGAAATGAAGGAATCCAAGAGTGGTCCTTTGCTGGATCTGGGTTCTCGGATATGTACTCGGACTGGGCTGCGCCGAACAAGTTCGTTGCCGACGAGCTTCACTACACATACATTGGTGGTCAACAGTATACGGCACCGACCGGAGAGCCTGAGACCAAGCAAAGCTACGATGGTGACAAGAATGGTCGCAATGGGGATTTGGCGTCCCGGATGGAGGCGATGCAAAAGCAACGCGACGCCGAGTTCGCCGGTCCCGTGCGTCAGTAAGCTTACACATTCTACCAAGATATAGAGTAGAATGTCCAAGAAGATCTTTATGGATGCTTTCTTTAACCAGTTTCATGGGTTCATGGGGGAGCTTATTCGGGTCTTTCCGAATGATGAAGACTTCCCCGCCTATGATTCTGGCGTGGCTCTAGTCCAGAGAATGAATCCCGGACTGGTCTTGTCGGAGTTTGGCAAGTACGTCTTGCCCTACGAGGACGTCATTCGTAAGCGCGATGACGGTTTCTTTATGAACCACACCTTTGATTCACTGGAGCCGGACAATACCATGGATCAGGTAATCCAGAAGCTCAAGGGATACTGGATGGCAATGACAGATCAGAACAAGGATGCGATTTGGAGTTATATCCTTCTGCTACTGGACATTCACAAGCGATGTGTCTAATCCATGATAAGATCGCATAGTCCGCCAAAACTATTTGCACGATATCCGGTTGGGCAGGTTTCTCCTTGTTCTATAAATAGAAATCGTGGCTTATTTACATGGCAAGCTCCCGTTACACCAGAAAGGGTTGCTACAAAGGAGTTAATGGCTGCGAGATCGGCGCCATTCGGACTCCAAGCCCGATGTATAGTTAGCATAAGGTCCTCCCTTTGAACCGGACTCAAAGATCGACCATCTACAAAACATTTTGATAATGCTCCGGGTATAGTCGTAGAACAATCACTATCCCGGTTGCAGACCTTATTAGTGATATTATTCTCATATTCGGCGGTTGGAAATGTGAATGGAGTTGTAGAAGTCCCTCCTATGACTGGTAACTGATTTGCTGGCGTTGAACTATCATAACTCCTCACTCCGTCATCCCGATCCCCAACAGGGGCGGGTGGAACATTCGCAGTGCTCGTGCAGTTACCCCATTCAGTACGTGTCATCCCTTCAGGACATGGCTCCTGATATCGTCTTAAGTATCTCTCACCGTCAGTGCCAGTCTCCCAACGCACACATCCTCCTCCATTTTGATCACGGTCGTAGCCCTCGGGACACGGGGTGGCATCAAATGGGCGCTCACAGTAGCCGTCCATATTACGGAAAAACCCCAGTGGACATTGCGGGGATTCCTCAAACGGAGCAGGCATTGAAGAAGTTCCTGCAGGTCCCTCGGGTCCCGCCGGTCCAGGGGGTCCCGGGGGTCCAGGGGGTCCCGGAGGTCCTGGCGGTCCAGTTGCACCGGGGGTTCCTGCGGAGCCGTCTTTTCCAGGAGGTCCGGCATCACCTCGAAGACCATACGGAGCATTTGAAAGATGCTCGCGCGAGTAGTAGACGACCACTACGATAATCAGGACTGCAACAAGAATCCACCAGCGCCTCATTACACAATCTCAGGAAGATTTGTAGAGTCCTCGATTCCGTAGAGTCCTTTTGCACTCAAGCTAATCAGCTCGGCCACCGCGGCATCAGGGTCTCCAAAGTTCTGAAACAAGATCCGTACTGCTTCGGCTGGAGACCACTTGCCATCCAGCGAGGGATCATCTGGGATTGCCACGTCCCGTTCATAAAAAGAATCCACCATCTCTTTCAGCACTGCGCGACTGCAGTTCTTAAAGTGAACAATCATATCGACGCGACCCGGACGAATCAGCGCCTTGTCGATGCGCTCGGGGTAGTTGGAGGAAAAGGCAATGATACGACCATTGGCTTCCAAGGTTCCATCCAGCAGGTTCAGTAGGAAGGACAGATCAAACGTATCCTTCTCCTCCTGCTTCCGTTCCCCAAAGATATCATCGTCCTTCTTTTTGGGGTCCTCGATCACCGGCTTCTTCCACTCACGACGCAGGACCACATCGCCCATCGCATCAATGTCTTCAATCACATACAACCGCTCAGCCACAGGGATAATGTACTTCTCAGTATTGGCACCGTTGAACACGTAGATTTCGTCATTGAAGAACAGGTGTTGAAGCTGTTGCTTGGTCTTGACTTCGGACAGCTGAATGTTGACAATATGACGACGCCCCGCATTGGCGATTGCCTTGATGCTTGACGTCTTTCCCGTTCCAGGTGGTCCGTGAAACATAAAGCCCAGCGTATACGGAATGCCCTTCTTTTCATACCAATCGCGGTGCTCCAGGAAGAAGGATACACGGTCCTTCACCTGTTTGCGCTGTTCAAAGAAGACATTCTCAAAGGTACGGGTGGTCACAAACTTGGTCTTGGTATAGACCAGGTGAGATGACGGAAGAGGGTTTTGCACCGACCCCTTTGTCTTAGTCTGGACCATCTGATCAAAGTAGTAGCGGTGAGCTCCCAGCTTGTTTGCCATTCTCCGCTCATAGTCGGCGTTGCAGTTGTCCACAAAGGTTTGAAGGTGCTGAACGTCGTGGTCGTAGCAATACAGCTTGAACTTGATAATCTCTGGGGCACCATCCGTGATCTTGAGATCGTTCAGCTCAAAGTACACGTCGTTGTCCAGACAGACAGCTTCAAACTCGTTAGGGAGGTAATCGTGATTGGTAACCGCAAGCAGGCTCTTCATTGCAGGGAGGGTGGTAACAAAACACACCACTGCATCCATCCGGGATGAATACATTGTGGCAGGTGCCTGCTTGTTCGTATTTGTCTGTGTTTGGCTACCGCGCTCGCACGTAATGGATGCCCTAGGTGTCTTTATCATTGAATGAGGAACTGCAGGAGCACCAGACTTGCGGGCACGACGACAGCACCACGCAGACATCCACGCAGACCACGTAGGGTAGGTCCGAACACCAATGTCAAATACATTGAGAGCCAACATATTCATCAGTGGATTCTTGGTTGCTGGCATCTGCAACATCATTTGGGTCTTGACCAGCTCATTGAACTGCATCTTTTATATGATGCCATACGATGTAATGCACTTGTCTAACGTAGCACCCGTTTGGTGCACAGGCTTGGTCCGGCGCAGACGGAGTTCCTTCGATGCCTTGTCCACTGTCTCTTGCGACAAGGAGACAAACTTCTTGACATCGCGGATTGGACCCTGGACATTCATCGTGGGAACGTGGAGGCGGAGAGGAGGAAGCTGAACGGCAATCATATCTTCCGAGTTGGCAACATACTCTCGGAACTGCTCAATGTCCAGGGGACCGCCAAACATCCTGAGCATATGGCGGTGAGGAGCTGGGGTCATCGTCTTGTTCACATACAAGTTCCGGTACAGATCAGACAAGAGAGCGTGACGGCTCCAACGAGATACATCTGACAAGGCAATGTCGTTATACAGATACGACAAGGCACACTCGGGGGAGCAGTAGTGTCCCTCGCAGGTATACATGTTCTCGTAGGCATCGTAGCTGATGGGAAGAACCGTTGCCTTCCAGGGGAACGGGTGGCAGCACCACATACAGGAGGAGGTAGCGCCATATGTAGGCGATCGGGTCCGGCTTAGGATATCCTTCATTGTATCGGTATTGAATCGCTCGGCAACCCTGGAGGTCTCAACCGTTGACAGGATCTCTGCATAGTTTGTTGTGGTCTGAGTAGGCTCAGTCCAACCGGGCTGGCTTACATCCACAAAGGATGTCATACTTCCCGCGGGAACCGGTATATTCTCTTCAGACGGAAGCCTGAGTGAAAAAATCACTGGGGCTTCGGGAAGATGTTTTCTCGGAGGCATTAGTTTCTTCAAGTGGACTGAGTGAAAGTAGCAAACAAAACGGAAATACCTCCCTGCAAAGATATCACATCAGTAAGATGACTGACCTTTCAACTGCATATCAGCGCAAGACTCACCGCGAGCACATCCTGGACCTCCCCGACACGTACATTGGCAGTGTGACGACAGCACCTGAAGAGGTATACCTCAGGGATGGAGACGAGTTCAAGTCCGCAACCATTCCGGTGAATCCTGGCTTCTACAAGCTGATTGACGAGCTCTTGGTCAATGCCCACGATCAGGTGGTGCGTCTGCGGGGCCGTCAGTCGACAAACCCGGTCAAGACCATTGAGATCACGTGTACAGCCGAGGCATTCAGTATCAAGAATGATGGTGAGCCGATTGATGTAGCCGAGCACCCAGAACACAAGACATGGATTCCACAGATGATCTTCGGGGAACTGCTCACCTCCACAAACTACGACAAGAACGAGAAGAAGCTAGTGGGTGGAAAGAACGGATATGGTGTGAAGCTGGTGAACATCTTTGCAAAGCAGATGGTTGTGACCGTCGTGGATCAGCCCCGTAACTTGATCTATGCGCAAACCTTCAAGAACAACATGACGGACGTTGGAACACCGATTGTGAGACCGTGCAAGCAAAAGTCGTATGTCTGTGTGGACTGGACCCCTGACTTTGCACGATTCGGCATGACGGAGATTGACGAGGGAATGCGCCGCTTGATCGAGCGTCGTGTTTGGGATCTGGCAATGACCCTTGGAAAGGAAGTCAAGGTGAGCTGGAATGGTACAGCGGTGAAGTGCAAGAACTTGACAGAGTATGCCAAGGCGTTCGGGTGCGAGACAGTGATCTACGAGACACCGAATGAGCGCTGGAACATTGCCGTGGCAGACACGCCAGCAGACAAGTTGTTCAGCATGTCGTTCGTCAATGGCATCTGGACCTCGAAGGGCGGAACGCACATTGATGCAGTCACGAACCAAGTCGTGGCGCACGTTGTCGAGTACCTGGAGACAAAGAAGAAGGTCAAGGTCAAGCCGAGTCTGGTCAAGGATCATCTGGCGATCTTTGTCACCTCGATGATCGAGAACCCAAGTTTCACGAGTCAGACCAAGGAGTCGCTGACGACCAAGGTAAGTGCATTCGGATCCAGCTACAAGCTGTCCGACGATGCACTGAAGAAGATCGTAACCAAGCTGGCGATTGTGCCCCGGATCTTGGAGGCACAGTCGGCCAAGGACACCAAGGAGAACAGCAAGACCGATGGCAAGAAGCAGTCCAGGATCACGGGCATTCCCAAGCTGGACGATGCGACCCATGCAGGAACGAAGGAGTCGGGCAAGTGTACGCTGATCTTGACCGAGGGAGATTCAGCCAAGGCGATGGCGTTGAGTGGCTTGAGCCAGGAGCAACGCAAGTTCTTCGGCGTCTACCCGCTCAAGGGTAAGATCCTGAACGTGAAGGACACAAGCGACTCCAAGGTGGAGCAGACCAAGGAGATTGCCGAGCTGAAGAAGATCATTGGCTTGACGTCTGGCAAGAAGTACACCGATGTCAAGGATCTACGCTACGGATCCGTGATGATCATGACGGATCAGGATCTGGATGGCAGCCACATTCGTGGTCTGCTGATCAATCTGTTCCACGAGCTCTGGCACGAGCTGATCGCGATCCCGGGGTTCCTGACCTATATGGCAACCCCAATCGTCAAGGCGCATAAGAACAAAGAACACCGCACGTTCTACTCGCAGTACGAGTATGAGCAGTGGCGCGCGGGAGAGGGTGCTAAGGGCTGGAAGGTCAAGTACTACAAGGGACTTGGTACATCCACTCGCGACGAGGCAAAGGACTACTTCAGCAAGGTCAATGCGGTCCGCTTTGACTACGATGAGAAGTCCGACAAGTCCATCGATCTGGCATTCAACAAGCAGCGTGCCGATGACCGCAAGGAGTGGCTGAAGGGATACGACCACACGGTTCTGGTGCCCACGGGTAACCGGGTTCCCTACGATGACTTTGTTCACAAGGACCTGATCCACTTCAGCTACTACAATCTGGAGCGGTCCATCCCGAATATGATGGATGGCCTGAAGACATCGCAGCGCAAGATCCTGTATGCAGCGTTCAAGCGCAATCTGACGGCCGAGATCCGTGTTGCGCAGTTTGCTGGGTATGTCTCCGAGCACACGGGCTACCACCACGGTGAGGCGTCACTGAATGAGACCATCGTCGGTATGGCGCAGGACTTCATGGGCTCGAACAATATCCCGTGGCTGGTTCCTCAGGGACAGTTTGGCACCCGCATCCAGGGTGGAAAGGATGCAGCATCGCCTCGTTATATCCACACGTATCTGCAACCTCGTATCCGCAAGATCATCCGTGAGGAGGACTTTCCGGTGCTGAAGTATCGCGATGACGACGGTCTCCCAGTGGAGCCCGAGTGGTATGCACCGGTTCTGCCGATGCTCCTGGTGAACGGATCGCGTGGCATTGGCACGGGGTATTCCACCTACATTCCGCCGTGCGACCCGAAGGTGATCAAGAAGAAGCTGATGTCCAAGATCAGGGCGGGGCATCCCCTGAAGAGCGATCCGCCGCTGGTCCCGTACTTTGAGGGATTCAAGGGCACCTACACCGAGGATGGCGTGGTCGGTGTCTACCGGAAGGACAAGGAGGACTTTGTGGTCACCGAGCTCCCGCCGGGGACGTGGACATCTGACTATCGCGAGTGGCTGGAGAAGGAGCTTGCCGAGGGGCGCATCAAGGACTTCACGGACACGTCAACGGATCAGGACATCAACATCCGGATCAAGGGTATTGACGAGAAGGCGCTGGTGAAGTCGCTGACAGAGAAGGTTCGCACGACCAACATGCACGCCTTCAATTCCAAGGGTGTCATCACCAAGTATGAGACGCTGACGGATATCCTCTGCGAGTTCTGGACGGTCCGCATCAACCTCTACGAGACGCGCCGGGCCTACCAGATCAAGACACTGAACGAGAAGCTCCCCTACCACGTCAATGTGGTCCGGTTCATCCGCGACCAGATCACCGATGAGCCCGAGGCGAATCTCAAGAAGAAGACGCTTGAGGAGTGCAACAACATCCTGGGTGAGCTCGAGTACCAGCACGTGGATGGGAGCTACGAGTACATCATGCGCTTGCCGGTCTCAGCCTTTACATCAGAGAAGATCGCCAAGCACGAGAAGGATATGGCAGATCTGAAGACAGAGATTGCCAGGCTAGAGAATACGAACGCGGAGAGGATGTGGCTTGCAGATTTAGAGGAGGTATAAATAAGAAGGAGTATGGCAAGTAATTACTTAGACTTACTGATTCAGCAGGACAAGGCGTCCCAACAAGTCTACAGCTATGACCCTCGAATTCAAATGCAACAAACACGGTCGTACTCAAAAATAGAACCTTTTTCAACTGGAGCCGGTGATTCAGTTCCGACTGTATCATACACAGACCAAACAATCGGTTCGCATTCAGATTCAGCGATTGTGCAGGTATCCCCGAATACCGTGGCGGTCAAGCGATACATTGTTATAGACGCCTCTCAGCGCGACTGGGTCAAACAACCAAATCCCTTTTCAAATCTAGTGTTTACGTTTGGTAAGCAAAATACAAACATAACCAATCCACCGGTCTATACAAACAATCCATTCGTTCCTACATTTGCCACTGAACAACAGGCACTGGCTACACCTATTCCTGGTATTCCTAATACGCGCGGATGGACACTGTCAAATGTAGCGTATGCTGCCTACAACTCCAGTCTTTTACCTGGAAACTTCATTGCCTACGACACGGGCTATAACATTGCTCCCTCGGGGTCTGGATTTGGTAGCGTCTTCACACCCTGCAACGTAGCCGCCATTCGTCTGGTCCGTGCCGTCATGCCTCAGCGCCAGTTTTTGGATTTGCCTATTATCCCAGCCGGATCCAATGCATCTATTTCTTCCAGTATTCAGTCCAATCTTGCCAATACAACCTTCTCAACCTTTTCGACCTACCCGTATCTGATGCTGTATCTTAACGAGTACTTTGGGCAATACGTGGGTGGTAATGAGCCGACTCGCAGGTCCTTTTCGGTAATGACTCAGAAGCAACGCCAACAGCAAGTGTTTAACACGTCGGTCGGTGTTCAGCAGTTTGACTATGAGCCTTGGGGAGAGGAGGCACTTCGTTTGCAGAGTCCCATTACCAATCTTCAGCGAATCCAAGTCAGCGTATCCGATCCGATTGGAAATGTTTTTATTCACAATGACATCCTGAAGATCTCCTTGATGCAGACTGATTCAGACGGATTGTACATCCGGTGCTTCACTCCTCAGTTCAGTTACTTCAGTGGAAACGAAATACGAATTGGCGATCGTATGATTTTCTATCCCGGAACCATTTCAAATATGTTAAAATCCCCGTATCTTGCGGTTCAAAATGAGGATAAGACTCGGTTTGTTCAAGCTCTTTTGACGGGTACGTTTCCTGTACTTGAGCTACTTGACTATGTACCCGATTCAAATGGTATTTATCAACCTCGCTCATCTTCTAATCAACCCCACACTTTGCCCTATATCTCTTCATACAATGGGTTTTTGATTCCGAACTTTTTTGTCGCCGGCAACAACGGGAATGTAACGCCCGCCTATCCCGGATCGATCGACAGTGGAACGTACACAATCTTGGAACCCAACTCGCTGGTCGGCTCAAATCTGGAGTTTATGAATGCATCTCTCCAACCGGTCTACACTCTGGAGCTGGACATTCTTCAGCCGGACACGGGTGCCATTGGAGGAAAGATTGTCTTATAACAAAGCAATGAGTTCTCCTCTTGTCAATCCCAATGCACGTTCGCTCTCAGACTTCTACACCCAAACGGCGATCCCAAATGCTCCGAAGCACACGGGTCGTCTTCCCCTGTCCGGTGATGAAGAAACGTCCACCCTTCCTCCCTATCGTATGACTGCCCAGGAGCCGTATGTCGTCCCGTCCCGCGTCGCAGAGCAGATGCAGTACCGTCATGAGTCGACTCCCCTGAACACAATCTACTTTAGCGAGTCGAACCTCGCCAACCTCCAGGCAGAGATCGCATCCGCCGTTCTGCAAATGAGCGGTACCAAGCGCTACGTTATCGGTGCTCAGAGCGATGCGGATCTGAAGACGGTGATGCGATCGTACTACCTCCAGTATGCACAGAATGACCCGTCCCGTGTTTCGGAGGAACTCACACTCCTGAACAACCGTGTCATCGGCTGGTGCGCCAACAATATCCTGGTTCAGATTGAAGCCTACAAGTACTACCGCAAGGACATTGAAGATTTCCCGGCTCCCATCGAGCGCCCCGTGATGACAAACATCTATGGAACGCGGACAGGTGAGCTGAAGAGCTTCTTTTGAGTAAGTAATGTTGGTTAGGTTTCAAGGACACACCTTTCTTCACGAGGGACGCTGGTTCATCTGGGATACAGGGATGGATCTCTTTCGACCCATCGATAACTTTGCCTGGGATGGAAACTCATGGGTTATCGACGATCGCGCCTATCGTAAGGACCCACTTGAAAAGACATATGGATTTGGTTCCGTCGAGATGCTTGTCAGGTGTGTCAAACTCGGCGAGACGTATGGAGACAAGATTGAATCGGCACCAGTGGCATCGTATCTTGCTATCGGGACTCCGGAATGGTTTCGAGACCGCCCGGTTACTTTCACTCACAAGGCACCACGTGATGTGGGATCTTGGAAGCGACTGGTGAAGGGTCGTGCGCGGACCTGCAAAAAGCGTTCATCAAACAAGTTTACAAAGCGCACACTCTAAGTAGGTATGCGCGTGAATATTATCGGCAATACAAACTCTCTTGGGTTAGCCCAGGACATTCATATCCTCCACGGTATGATCTTCAACATATTGGGGAAGGGCACGGTCATCCGTCACGTTCCTCATTTTCACCCGCAGTGCGAAGAGGCAGAGATCAACTTCTTTGTCGAGTCCATCAATCCTGCGCTGTTTCAGTTTGCTGCAAAGAATGTGTGGGTTCCTCACCCCGAGTGGACGCAGAAAGCGTGGGAGCCCTATGGCAAGATGGTGGACGAGATCTGGGTCAAGACACGTGAAGCGGAGAAGCTGTTTGCTTCATGGGGAAAGACTCGGTACATCAACTGGACTTCGGTTGATAAGACGGTCCCTGAGAAGAAGGACTATTCCCGCGCACTGGTGCCGGTTGGCAAGAATGTGTGGCGCCACCCCAAGCCGATTGTTCAAGCGTATATGCGGATCCAACACACGAACCGCGATCTGTTTGCCAAGCTCCCCGTGGTTGATCTAGTGTACTACGATGTACAGATTCCCAAGATCCCTGACTCCGTTGCCTCCAAATTTGTGGTTCACGACCAGCGCATGTCGGAGAGGGACTATGACAAGCTGATGGCTGACTGTGGTCTTCTAATCTGCACGTCGGCTGCGGAGGGATTCTGCCACGCTGTCAATGAAGGTATGTCGGCTGAGTGCGTCCTTCTGCTTAGCGTGATTGAGCCATTTCGCGAGCTGACTCGCAAGGCTCTGTGGGTGTCGAGTTCAAAATCAGTTCCTCACCCCGAGTGCTTGGGTGTCCTGGAGGATGTCGATGTCGGTTCCTTGGTAGAGGCGCTTGAACTGTATACGAAGATGAATCACCACCAGCTTCGGTCTGAGAGCCGGGCAAACCGTGAGCGCTACGAAAACCGCCATCAAACATTCTTGGGTGTCATTGAGACAGCAATCAAGGAGATCACGGCGGGTCTTGAGACCTACTCTATTGAGAAGATGCTCCCCAAAGAGGAAGACTTGCCCTTCATCTCTGTCATTACCATCACTCGTGATCGCCGAGCCTTCATTCCACTTGTCAAGTATGGTCTGGTCGCACAGACCTATCCCGCAGAGAAGATTGAGTGGATCATTGTAGACGATGGAAAGGATCAGATCAAGGACCTGATCACGGATATGAAGAATGTTGTCTACGTACTTGTCGAGGAACCCATGACAATCGGAGCAAAGCGGAACCTTGCCGTGACGTACGCTTCGCATGACATTCTTGTGAACATGGACGACGACGATGTCTACCCGAGCAACAGCCTCCTGTCTCGTGTTGCACATATGCTTGCCGAACCAAAGAAGGAGTGTCTCTTTTCGACTGTAATCCCGTGCTATGACATTCATGAAAAGAAATCCTTCATGAATGTGCCTCCGATCAAACTTCCAATGTGCGAGCGGGTTTCTGAGGCTACCCTCTGCTTCACATGGTCATTTTGGGAGGCCGGACGGTTTCCGGATCAACAGATTGCTGAGGGCGGTGGATTTATTCGTGGACGTGAGCACCAGTGTCGCGAGATGTCTCCTCAGGATATCATTGTCAGCCTGATCCACAAGAAGAATACGTCGTCTCGCAAGGCCCCTCCGATGGCTGAGCCCAATGGGTGCCACTACGGATTTTCTGACGAGTTGTTTACGTTGGTTACAGAGATTGGTGAGTCTATCTAGTTACGCAAACAGTCCCGCGTGACGACGCGAGCGACGACGGCGACCTCCACGACGGGTACGACGGCGACGGCCACCCTCCTCCGGCATCTCCTCACCTGTCTCCGGGTCCACCACACCACCCATCAGCTTCATCTTCTTGAGCATCGCCTTGACCTTCTTGGTCATCCGGCGGCGACGCCCTCCAAGAGGCGCCGGCGACATCGAGGCACCACCCATTGTAGAAGGAGGAGCAGACATTTGTTTGTTTTAAGCATTACATATTTTACGCTGAGCATGAGAGACATGCAGGTGGCTCAACAGTAAACTGCTGTGCCTTGGCGGCGGCTTTTGTACGCAGATAATAGCATCCAGTCTTCAGTCCTGTCTTCCATGCATAGAAGTGCATCGACGACACCTTGGACGGAGTGGGCTCGGACAAGAACAGATTCAAGGACTGCGACTGGCAAATGAACGGGGCGCGATCGCGAGCCATGTTGATAATGGTCTTCATCGGAATCTCCCACACCGTCTTGTACAGCTCGCGGAGTTCAGCCGGAAGCTCGAGCATTGACTGAATCGATCCATTGTTGGCAATGATCGACGTTCGAACATCCGATGTCCACAGACCCAGCTTGACCAGATCCTCGACCAAATACTTATTGACCACCATGAACTCACCCGACAGGACACGGCGAGAATACAGGTTGGAGGTGAAGGGCTCAAAGCACTCATTGTTACCCAGGATCTGCGACGTGGACGCAGTGGGCATCGGGGCAATCAACAGGGAGTTCCGCATTCCAGTAGAACACAGCTTGCGAAGACGATCCCAATCCAAATAGACTGACTTGGGCTTCTCGTTCCACAGATCAAACTGCATCTTGTTTTGACTTATCGGCGATCCCTCGAAGCTTGGATACGTATTGTCGGCATTCAGACCAACACCGCGCCAGCTGTCAGACGATGCGCCCAGCATACTTGTGGTTGCTGCTGCATAGTACATGTTCTCAAAGATCTCACGATTTAGGTTGCTTGCCTCCTCAGATGACCAGGGAATACGGAGCATTGCAAAGACGTCGGCAAGACCCTGGATACCGATTCCGATGGGACGATGACGGAGATTGGAGGTCTTGCACTTCTCGGTCGGGTAGTAGGTCTTGTCAATGACAAGATCCAGGTTCCGAGCGAGGATGGAAGTATACTTGCGAAGCTTCTCAAAATTGAATTTGCCATCTTCGACGAACTTGGGGAGAGCCAGAGACCCGAGGTTGCAGACCGCCGTCTCCTCGGGGGAGGTGAACTCGATGATCTCGGTACACAGGTTGGAGGACTTGATGGTGCCGAGATGCTGTTGATTGGACTTGGCATTACACGCATCCTTGTACAGCAGATACGGACCGCCAGTCTGAATCTGGGCATCTACTATCATCTGCCATAACTTCTTGGCAGGGATCTCCTTCACAGCGAGGTTCTTGCGCTCATACCCACAGTACAGCTCTGTGAACGCATCGCCCCAGCAATCAGCCAGTCCGGGGCACGTGTCGGGACTGAACATGGACCAATACCCATCCTGTTCCACGCGCTGCATAAACAGGTCGGGGATCCAGAGTCCATAGAACAGGTCGCGGGCCCGCTCATCGTCATTGCCCGTATTCAACTTCAGGCGCAGGAACTCCTCAATGTCGGCATGCCACGGCTCCAGGTATACTGCAAAGGATCCGTTGCGCTTTCCACCCTGGTTCACATACTTGGCCGTATCGTTAAAGACCTTCAACATCGGCGTCAGTCCGGTCGACTTGCCGTTGGTCCCCTTGATGGTTGCATCGCGAGCCCGGATATTGTGGACGGACAGACCAATGCCACCCGCCCACTTGGAGATCTGCGCACACTCGCCCAGCGTATCGTAGATGCCCTTGATCGAATCATCCTGCATGTGGACCAGGAAGCAGGAACTCAGTTGAGGATGCGGCGTCCCCGAGTTGAACAGGGTCGGCGTGGCATGGATGAAGTATCCCAAACTTAGGGCATCGTAGGTCTCCTTCACCTTTTCAACGCTGTCACCGTGGAGCTGAATGGCAACACGCATCCACATGTGTTGAGGACGCTCCCATGTGCGTCCGTCTCGACGCTTCAAAAGGTATCCCCGCTCCAGGGTCTTGTAGCCAAAGTAGTCAAACATAAAGTCGCGGGAGTACTCGATCATTCCCCCAAACTCAAGGTTCTGCGCAGCGCAATAATACGACTCATTCACAACGCCCTCATCAAAGAGAACCTGAACAACGTCAATCAGACGACTCGGCGTGTTCTTTTGGTGATTATCAATCACGAGACGGGCCGCCAGCTTCCCGTAGTTTGGGTGATACCGAGCCTGCATCATTGCACACGTCTCGGCGGCAAACTCGTCCAGCTCCGAGGTCTTGATTCCGTCCTGAATCTGACTACAAACCTTCTGCGCGACCAAATCAGGGTTGACATGAGCAAGTCCATCTGCAAGCTTCTGGATGCGAGTCAAGACCTCATTAAAGGAAACCGGCACCCGAGTCCCATCGCGCTTCGTGACGTACATATGGTCAGACATCTTCACTACTATATCACCCATCCTTACCTTTAAGCGGGTAAAAGTTAAAAATTGTTTTTTTGTTCTACTCGTAGTCGCGAAAGGCGATTCCAACCGGAAACCGGGGAATCCCATCGTCTGTGAGCTCCTGGTAGCGGACAGTGAGCTTCTTTCCGACAAAGTCATCCGCATACTTGTCGAAGAGAGCCCCACGCTCCTCATGTGTTCCGCGCGGGCGAACGTGGAAGGTCTTCTTGTCTGTGGTCTCGCAAATCCAGATGACCAGCCCCTTCTCCGACCCCTCTCCGTCTGTGTATCCCGTCACCACAAACTCGTCGTCCATAAACTCCTTATACTTCTGCAAGTCCTTAGAGCGGGCGGCGAGCTGGTACAGTCCCGCCGCGTTGCGGATGATCAGTCCCTCTGATCCCTCAGCAACGAAGCGGTCGTGAAATCCCTTGAGCTCCTCCTTGCGTTCACACTGCACCGTCGCAAGCCGGCGAACGTGTTCAAACGTTCGCTGCCCGTTGAACAGTTGGTACACATCGTTAAACCGGTCTGCAAACGGCTTCTCGTTCACGCAGTCGTAGACCCAGTACTTTACCTGTTGCAGCATCACCTTCTCCGCCGCATTGTGCTTCTTCTTGCGGACAAGCCCGACGAACTCCTGGAAGTTCAGGGTCTCCGAGTACAGCTCTCCATCCAGGATCAGGTCCACCCCTGCCAGATCGGTGGTGATGTGCTCCATGTCCGGAAACACCTTTCCCTGGCGGCTCGTAAGAACCCCGTCGCGGAAGATGCAGCGAACCCCGTCCAGTTTCGGCTGCACGTAGCAGGGAAACTTGATGTCCTTCCCGCGCTTGTGGTAGTCGTGCGCCAGCATGGGCAGAAGGACCACGTGTGCCGCAACTGCCCCCGCGTCTGCCACCGCTGGCACGTGCGCATCATCCAGGGATTCCGCATATCCCCCAGTCTTCTTCTTGTCCCATGCCGACTTTGCCTCTGCCGCTGCTTGTTCGGCTGGCGTTGTTGCGTTCTTCTTTCCCAAGTTCTTCCCGCTCTCAATCGTCTTCTCCTTCACCGTCACGGCTCCATCCTCGTATCCGTAGGACACGCGGATTGTTGCTCCGATCGTCTCGATGTTCCATACCTGCGTCTTTCCAGTCTTCGACTTACAATAGAGAGTAGGAAGTGCCATTTTGTCTGCCCACCTTCTATTCTACTAGACCGCAAAAATCCATTTTAGACGATGTGACCTATGTAGAGTATGGAGAACAGAGTACTTCGATTTTACGAGCTGCATAACAACAAGTGGTTTCACATAATGAACTGGTCACTTGATGTTATCAAGACGCAGGGTAAAAAGGATCGATGTTTGTTGATAAAATACGGATCTTGTCTTTACTTTTGAATATCCGTTTGGATCGTCAAAAATACCGCATGCGGGGCTCGAACCCGCGACATTGGGCTCACCTTAGGGTTTCCCCATAAAAGGCCCACGCTCTACCGACTGAGCTAATACGGTGAGATGCGACACGTGGGGATTGAACCCACGACCACGGCCTCATAAGGACCATGCTCTACCACTGAGCTAGTGTCGCGAAAGTACGCCATGTGGGGATTGAACCCACGGCCTCGGGATTAGAAGTCCCGCGCTCTATCCACTGAGCTAATAGCGCAAAAATTGTTGTTACCGGTACCGGGAATCGAACCCGAGCCAAGGCTGTGAAAGAGCCCTATCCTAACCACTAGACTATACCGGTTGGTGGTGCCACCAGGGATCGAACCTGGGTTCGGAGGTTCAAAGCCTCCTGTCCTAACCACTAGACTATAGCGCCATATGTTTTGTGTGTTTTACGTGTAAGTGTTTAGAAGCGGGACCCAATGTCGAAGAGTGCCCCGTTGTGCTCAAACGCCTGTCCCACATTCGTGTAGGTCTGGCGCCCGTAGTGGATCACGTCATCCCAGCTGTCAAGGTCTGCTGCCTCCTCAAGTTCCTCGTGGGTCTTTGCGCGCTTAACCCGGATCTTCTTCTTCACAACCTGCCACCCCTTCGTGTCGTCCTCCATCAGAGGCTCACAGCGGCACGGGAGCGGTCCCAGAATGGTCTCTACGTGGTACGCTGGGCGGTCGCGACACTCCTGCAGGCGCTCAACATACACTGCTCGCTTCTTCAGTTGGTCCCGGCGATCCGGGATGCTCATCTCCTCCGTGAACGGGTACTTCTCGCTGGCCATCAGATCGAACTTGGTAGTGGAAGACATTTTACTCGGCGCCTACTCTACTCTTAGACTGGACAAACTGAATCCATTTTGGACGATACGCCTACACAGAATAAACACCGGACCGTGGGTATTTTTACGGAACACTTCATTGCAGATCTCCTTTGTGGAGACAAGAACGATACCGGCCAGAAGATATCGCAACATTACTGTCTTGTCAATAGATTCACTTCGATATGGCTCGATTCTAACTCTTTCAAGTACAAGCTCATTGCGTACGGCATCGGAATCTTATCAGGGCTTGTGTCCAGGCGCCCGGTTGAATGATCAAACTGCACCTCAATCCCATCGGATCGATCCATAAAGCTCTCATGAAAAAACTTGGACATCCCGTGAGCGATCAGTCCGTCACGCTCCATTTCACCAATGGCCAATCCGCCACCGCGTCCACGACCTTTGACAGGCTGGTGTGTCATCAGAGTCTTGGCACCCGTTGAGCGATAGTTGATCTTGTCATCTACCATGTGTTTCAGTCTCTGATAGTAGATTGGACCCATGAAGATATCTGCTTCCATCATTTCACCTGTCTCACCATTGTACAGGATTTCATGTCCATGCGGTTCAAATCCAAGATCTGTCATTGCCTTCTTCAAATCAGCGGCACGGTTTGACGTTGTAAATGGAGTTGCGTCTACAAATGTACCTAGGTGGATACCGAGCTTGTTACTCATTGCCTCGAGGAGCTGTCCGACCGTCATACGTGTTGGCAGACCGTGAGGATTAAACAAGATATCTGGGCGGACACCACGAGACGTAAACGGCATGTTCTCTTCGGGGATGATGTAGCCAACTGTTCCCTTCTGCGAGTGACGGGACGCCATCTTATCGCCCGGAACTGGCGAACGCTCTTCTACAATACGGATTTTTACACCTGTTGTGCCATCGTCCAGAGTATAGCGGTAGATTGCATCGACACGTCCATGTTGACCACGCTTAGGAACCTCAGAGGAGTCACGCCACTTTTGAGCTCCGTTTTCGTCAGTATGCGGAGTAACAATCCCAACCAGCACTGTGTCTTCATCAACAATCGAGTTCAACTTGATAATGCCATCTGCGTCTAGCATCTCATACGACAACCCCTCCTTGCGTTTCACTGAGTCTGCGTACAGGGGATTTGTTACAGGGTTTGCAAACATTGATTTGACAGGGGGAATCGTCGATGGATCCAGTAGCTCTTCACGGACATTGTAGGAGTGAAAGTAGTGAGTCTTGAACATTCCACGCTTCAGAGACGATTGGTTGATGATCATTGAATCCTCCTGGTTGTTACCACCATAGACCGTAAAGGCAACAATGGCATTCTCACCGTATGGCATACACCCGCCGGCACCCATCATTTCCCGATAGACCCATGTATGGGACAATGGCCTCTGTGGATTGACTGTGATGGAGGAAATCGTATCAAATCGTTTATTGTAGTTGGTGTGAAACCACGAACATGCCTGCTTCTGCTGTGCAATCGCAAAGGTATTACGAGTACCCGGATTGTGATCGGAGAAGGGGGTCAGACTTGCAAGGGGTGACATACAAAAGGACATGTGAATCTCTGACTGAAGCGTGGGGTGGAAAGGAGTCAGTGAAAACCGAGACACCCCTGACTCCATTGCATCCACATAGTCCATTAGTTTTGTCAAGCCCTCCCACGTCTTGGCTGCAAGAACCGACTTCTCGGTCACGCCCTGTCGCCACACCGGGCGAACAGGACGACCCGAGTCACAGGAGATCGTGTATACATTCTCCAGACGGTTCCACGCCAGAGATACGTCATAGCGAAAGGTTCCAGCACGACGAAGAGCAACCAGCTTTGAGTGTAGGTCTTCTGTATCGCCGATACACAGTCCAACCAGATCCGAGTTCACATAGACACGAGTCCAAGACGGAACCCACGTTGACGGATGTACATCTTCAATCCGACGCATCGTGATGTTCTTGAACAGCTCTTCGCGAACAATCGACGAAGGAAACGGAGTGGATACCTTTGCAAGAAGTGCCAGCGACTTTAAGTGTCCAACACTCGAACCGTCAGGGGAATCGGTCGGACAGAGCAGACCAAACTGCGACGCATACAAACGACGAGGAGGTGCAGTATTCATCTGAGGATCAATCTGCAGAGCTGTGCGACGGAGCTGAGACAAATAGCTGACGTAGGACAGACGGTCCACTTCTTGTGCAATGCCATTGCGTCCTCCCCACTGTCCCTTGAAGGACTTGACAAACTCATTAATCATTCGGTACTTACGCCAATAGGTTCCAACGGTTTCTCGCTCGACCAGAGTCGCCAGTCCACGACCTTCATACGTCTTGCTCTCATACTGAATGCGCGAATCTAACTTAAGGATCATGTCTTGTGCAGTTTCTTTGTAGATTCGGCGAAACTCCTGGAACATCAGATCTCCAGATGTATTGAAGCGCTTGTACTCGATATTGTCGCGATCTGACGTAGGGAGACGCCCAAGGGAGACATCGATCGCCATCCGCACCATCTGTGCAAGAAGATACGCTTTCCGGCGCAACAGGGTACCGGCATTCTCTGACTTTTCGATGTGCGGAAACATCTTTTTGTATATGTTTTCTATGACCTCAGAACTGTACTTGCGAGTGGTTAGCCGTACAAGAATCTCAAGATCGGACCCTGCATTTTCGAGCATCACATCATGGCTAAGGATAATCTGCTGAATCGTATCGTCGTATGCAAGGCGATCGCGATCAGGAACATCTGCCAAAATCATGTCATACAAATCGCGATCTGTTGTGACTCCAAGGGCAGCAAAGACACTGAGAACGGGAACCGGTTCCGTAAATCCAGGTAGGGTCACAACTAGACTACGTTTGCCACGGCTGGCTTGCGCTTCCCCCGACACTCTTGATCGATATGCACTGCTCTTAGCAAGTAGCTTTGTATCCACCTCTACCCACGCAGACGGTGAACCCAGTACAAGGAAATGACCAAAGGGTCCATTGGACGCATCTTCTGAGACGGACCGGATACTGACATAGTACTCCCTGTCTCCTTCATACGACGTCTTCTCTACACGCTTCATCTCAGCTGTTTCTTCGTCATCGTCTCCCGACGTATCAACTGCCTTGCGCTTACGCGAACCCGAGTACATCATGTTGTTGCCCAGCAACTCTTGAGTCAGAAGAAGACGCTCCTTGCCGTCGATCACAAAGTATCCACCAAGCTCGTACTTGCATTCGCCCAGCGGGTATCCATCCATTGCAGTTAGGTAGCAGTTCCGACTCCGCAACATCAAGGGGATCTCGCCAATGACAATGTTCTCGAACGTATTGACGATTGGTGGACCTTCCGGGAATACATATTCAAATGTGATGTCACCCCGAAAGGTCAGTGTATAGCTTTTGTTGTCCAACCGGCATGCATGTGGCACAATCGGTGCGCCGACATCGTCCTTTGGTGCCTCAAAGGAGATCTTGGTTCCATCCTTTCCTCCAATGTAGACACGGATATACCGTTCGTTCGACAGTTCGAGCTGAAACGGGTTTGAAACTTTGATGTATGTCGGAATCATCGATTCTATCATTGCATTGAAGGACGCAATGTGGTGATCCACCAATGGAAAACTTGTATCTCGGAACAATGTCCGAATCACGTGCCTAGGTCCTTCCATTGTGTTTCAGGACAGTAAGCATTTTCTCTGGAAAGACGAAGAAGAGTATGTGGAGCGAAACTCGACGTCCTGAACTTCTTAGTCAAGTTGTTGGACACGCCGAAGTAAAATCTCGGCTTTCCGACTACCTAAAAAAGAAGCCCTTTTGCGATGTACTTCTTCTTCACGGTCCACCTGGAATCGGTAAGACCACAATGGCGCTGGCGGCCGCCCGTTCTGCTGGAATGGAGCCCCTTGAAATCAACGCAAGTCAGTCGATGCGCTCTCACGAAGATGTGGCGCAGTTGGTTAACTCGTGTCGTCATACACGAACATTGACATCCCTCATTCGAGGAGATGACAAGGCCATGTGTTTGATTCTGGATGAGGTGGATGGGTCAGATCCTCATGCACAGAAAAAGTTGACTGAATGGATGGCAAGTGATGAACGTCGGGTACCGGTGATCTTGACCTGTAATGAAATACCTCGGATTATGAAGGCAAATCCAAAGATTCATCTTGTTCGATGCTTTCCACCAAAGCCATCAGATCTTCAAGCACTATTTCCGGAAGAAGACGTTGCAGAACTTGCCAGACGATTCAGGCATGATGTTCGTCGGATTCTTCAGTATCTTCAGTACGGTTCGTCGGATGTGCTCCCTCAAGCCACGCGTCCAACCGATTGCGGACTCGAAGTGGCGTATGTTCTGAATCAGAAGTTGTGGGTGCAGCACGACCCACTTCTCGCACGTCGTGTCGGCAGTTCGGACAGTTCGGGCTCCGCGTGAACCACTCTGTGATGCAGTGACTGTGAAACGTATGTCCGCAGTGTCTCAGGCGAACATGTGCCGGAGTGAGCGACTCTTGGCAGATTGCACAGTTCGATGTTGCCGCAGCCTCATCTGTAACTCCCTCGGTTGCAGCTGAGATCTGAGCAGCAGTCGGATGAACTGTCACGGGCTCATCCCATCCTGCCGGAAGATTGATCGGGATTGTCGCTGTGTAGGTGAGATTCGGGGATGCCTGCAACGCAATCTGCATCCTTAGGAGACCCATCATTGTCGCCTGATTTCGCTGGTGAATCGCCAGAAGCTGCTGACGGCTGTTACCTAAAAAACGAAGGGTATCGTAGAACGAACGATCCGTCTCAAGCATCGAATGAAGCACGTCAAAAATGTTAATCTCACTGTCCATTGACTTCAATCACGATAAGAATACGAAAGCCTTTTACCTCTTGACAAACGCGTCCATTGGTCCCTTAACTCCCGCCTTCACCATCTTGCTTAACAGAGGCGACTTCAAGAACATCATTCCATCCAGTTGATCCTCCTTCTTTTTTAGGACGGCAATTGTTGCATCTTCCTCGTCCTTCAGCTTCTCCATGAACCGGGCAAACATCTGGTCATACGGTTCCTTGGTCGGAGACTTGTAGCCATCCAGCTTCTCAATGCAGAGAGCAAACAGCTGGGCTACCGGATTCTGGATTTGGTTTGTGATGTAGAAGTTCACGTCAGGCTTCATCTTGTTGGCACGCACAAAGTCGATGTGCTCAATCCGATCGCCCTGCTTGGTCTTGTCCTTGTACTCCGCAGCGTAGATGTACTGAAGCCGATCGCCGACCTTCGGTGCCGTGCCGGGATCACGAGCCTCCATTCTGTTCGCCAGAACACGGTGGGCGGGAAGTGTTGCCCTGCCCTCGTAGTCTTCGGCCATTGCCGCGTAGTCGTCCCGCAGAGACTTGCTGACAATAAACTTCTCCAGGGGAACCTTGTTCTCCAAGAGATTCACCAGCTGATCTTGGACAAATCCCTGAGCCTTGTGGATGTCGCGCTCCTGCAACAGAACGTCCAGTGCTCCACCGAAGATGTCCTTCACAATCGGTGCATTGTCACGGCGCTTGAGCACGATACCCATCGACACACGCTTTGCCTTGGCTGGATTCGGATCCTCCTCATACTTCATTCCTACGTAGCGCTTGCGACAGAAGAGGATGAATGGATAGAACGTCTTCTCGTAGGCGATCTTGTAGGGCTTTCGCATCTGTCGACTGATGCTAGTTCCGCAGTCGATACCCATTCGGATGGACTCGGCAACGTCCTTGGTGGGGAACTTAACGAAGATAGAATCTGTGTCCCCGTAGACAACATCTCCACCGAACTCACCTTCGGCGACAGTTCGGGCGAATTGGAGAGCTCGGCGCCCAGCAGCGGTTGTGCAAGCTGCGACGTACATGTTTCGGATGGGAGAGGTCCGAGCCCCTGCCTGTCCATAAATGGAGTTTGCAACCACCTTGTAAGCAAGCTGAGCGCCGTTAAACACAGATCGCTGAGCTTCATCATACTGTAGATCCTCCATCTTCTGTTTGAACTCCTTTCGCTTCTTCAACATGATTTCCAGAGTCTTGGGTAAGACTCCAACTGTCATTGGGTTGTCGTTCGGCTGCACAAAGGTACACACTGTCTTGCCTCCAATCTCCTTGTTATCGTACTCAATCTCCTCAAAGACGTAGCCCTTTCCCTCCAACTCGGTCAACCACTCCTTGATCTTTGCCATTTCCTCCTTTCCGTGACTGGTCAGGAACCCCTCGTCATTGTACGTCTTGACATAGACCAAGGTATCCGGTGACAGATTGTAAGCAATCATGTTCGTCGGATAGAGCGAGTTGAAATCTAGAACAGAGACGGGTTGATCCAGGTACATGCCGATCTTCGGCGGAAGCACAATGGCGCCCTCGTAGGCAATTCCGTCGCCACTGATCGCCTCCTGAGTCCGGATGATCTGATCGCGCTGAGATGCGTAATACACGACTGCCGAGAAGATCTTGATTCCCTGGCCACGTGTCAAGACATACTGCATCGGCACCTTGCAGACATCCGCCATTCCGCGGGCATTGACAATCGTGTCCAGCTTGCCCATCAGTGTAGCCACCAGGTCGCAATCCTGAATACAGTACTGGGCCACCCGCGACCGCCCTTCGGGTCCTCCCCGTCGGTGAAGCTCGAACATCTCCGTCGGAGACACATCATCCTTTGAGAAGGTCCACTCGAGGTGCTTCATCTGGTCTGCCGTAAACTCGGCAAACAGGTCGCGGTCACACCGAATCCGAAACCCCTTTGACGTCACATCCCAGACCTCAAACTTCTCTCCATCATACACCGGATCGTTTGTGTTTCCAACCATCTCAAACCGCACGTAGTTTCCGATGCGCAGACCTCTCGTGCTCTTGGTAGACACAAATGCATCTGCGTAGGAGATGACCTTGTCCCGCAGGAACGTAAAGGCAACATTGTCCAGCTTGAAGTTGTCCAGAGAATGCTCCCGGCGCATGTTCAGTAGAAGGTCAATCCCCAGGCGCCCGCGCAACGTCATGTAGCGCAGATCAAACTTGCCGGCTGCCAGCTCAGTCTTCTTTGTCTCAAACTTCTTGTCGCCCCACTGATCCGTCTTCTTGCGAGCCAGCTCAAACTCATCCAAGATCCCCAGCTTGGTCACACGCCCCTCAATGTAGGCATCGTCAAAGCCGAAGATGTTGTACCCACACATAATGTCTGGATTCCGCTCCCTGATCTCCTCGGCAAACTGGAGGAGCATGTCTGCCTCGTTTGCACAGGACACAAACTCGATAGACGGATCCCCCGACTCAGCAACCTCGCCCAGCACAAAGACCGTCCGAGCCGTTGGCGTCATCATGTCTGTCGATCGCCGATACGAGACGCCAATTTGGATGATCGGATCCTTGGACGACACCGGAAACTGATTGGAGTCGCCTGCCGGACACATCTCCAAATCATACGAAGCCACGAGGAGTGGGATGGTTACATCGCACGCCTCCACATCCGTGTACTTGCACGTGTGAAACTCATCGACATAATACGTCGGCTCGCCCTCGTCATCGACCGGGATGTCGATCTCCTTTGCAGCGGTAAACTTCATCGGCGATGCCGGTCCCAGGTGCTTCTCGTGAAAGAAGCGAAGGAACGGCGGGAGATTGCTCTCATATTGGATTCCCTGGCAGACCGACTTGGCAGCCCTGAACGAAGCAAGGGTCTCGCACTCCACCTTCCACACATTTGCAAACTTCATATCGGCAAAGCCCGCCATCGTATCGTATTTCTTCACTTGGGTGATCACCGGCACCGGGTTCTCAGTGAAGTTCTTGCTCAGCTTGAACGCGTACTCCTCCTGTCCCTTTTTCGGTCCAAACTTCTGCACCCACTTCTTGTTCGATGCCTCGTAGACCTTGCCCACGTCGGGCTTTGTGCTCACGAAGAAGTAGGGGCGGAAACCTGTCAGGCGCACACAGGCTACCTTCTTGTTCTCTAGGCGTCCAAACACATCAATCACATAGAGTCCCTTTACGTCGTGCTCATACCAGTCAATCGGTTGGAGGATCATTTTTGTCAGGCTATTGTCCTTAGTCCTGATGAAACTGTTTCCGTTTTTTCTGTATCACAAGGTAAGAGATGTTTTCAACAAACTCCGTAGATTGGTTTAATGCGCCCACACGTATTCGCTCAGACGAGTATGACCAAGCGGCAAAGACGGTTGGCAACACAAGTACACTGACCCGCCAGACGACGGGAATGGACGCCGCGTGCTCCGACACACTGAATCCGGCTTCGGCAATGGCAGACCAGCCCGGTATGATTGCTCGTGGCGGATTTGGTCAGCCCGGCGGCGGTTGTGCTGTGGATACAAATACGGATCTGCGCTGGGGCATCCCTGGAGCTTGGCGTCAAAAGGGCAAGCACGAACTCTGGGCGCGCCCGTTCGCCACGACACCTGATATGGGCGGCGGAGACCCCTCTGCGGTGAACGATGAGTCGCAACTCATCCACTCGGCATCGGTTCGTAATCGTAAGGAGGCGAACACTGTGATGGATTCGACCATCCCGAACTTCTATCAGCCTCTGATCGACATCAAACAGTCAGAATATTCAAACCCCGACAACTGGATTTACAACTGGACGCGCGGAGGAGATGCCACGCGCCTGGTTCAGACAAAACGTGTTGATGTCTCCTAATAATGAGACTCGTCTTCTTTGCAGGAAGAATGCCCGACCTGTGCGGCGCATTTCTTCACGATATTGACCTCGCAATTGAACTTGAAAAGCGGGGACATGAAGTTGTCTTTATGTCTCTTGAAGTGCCCAAGGCGGGCGTGAACGGTGGCGAGTACCGTGGCTTCAAATACATGCACTTCTCAGCTGGAGGCAAGTATTTGGATTCGAGTGAAGGATGGATCTGCCCTCATTCGCCTGCACTACCTGATGTTCGTAAACTGAACAATCGTGGATACGATCGCCCAATCATTGCTACATGTCACTTCGATGGAAGCTACACGTCCATCACCAAAAACAATCCAGGTCGCAAGATTCAGTGGGTTGAGATGCTCATGTTTATCAATGCGACTATGGAACCAAACTACAAAAAGAATGTTGTTCCGTGGCCTCCCAATATTATGCGAACTGCGGTTGTCCGTCCCTTGATGCACGAACATAAGATCAGAATCAACGAGCCGTTTCGTGGCGATTGCATTACACTGGTAAATGCAAATCAGAACAAGGGCGTTACTCAGTTTATTGATCTTGCAAAGCGTATGCCCGATCGGAAGTTTTTAGGAGTCCTTCCTTATTATGGAGAACTCCGGGTGCCTCCATCTCCAGGTAATATTGAGTGGGTTCCATTCGATGATGACATTCGGACTATTCTCAAACGAACTCGGATTCTTGTGATGCCGAGTTACTATGAGAGTTTTGGGCGAATTGGCGTTGAAGCAATGTACAATGGTATTCCAGTTTTGTATTCTACGCCCACATCCAATACAAAGTACCCAGGTGGAAGCACAGAAGGTATGGAAGAATGGATCACGCCTGCCGGGATCTCGTGTGATCGTGAGAAAGTAGACGAGTGGATGAATGCAATTGTGTCTCTTGACAATGAAGAGGACTATGTCGCGCGGTCTGACCTGGTCCGAGCACATATCCAATCACTGAATCTGTTTACGGAGGGGTCTCGGATTGCGGGACTGGTTGAGCAGTTTGTTCGAGAACACCCTGTGAAGATTCAGACTCCTCGGCAACAGATGGAAGCACAACTACAGACGCCTCAGCAGGTCGCGACGCGGATTGTTCAGCCGGTGGGTCAGGTAGGATTTTCGAATGGGCGACTGAGAATAAAGCGCTAACTCTATCTTGTAACCAACGACCCTTCTTACACAGAGCATCCTGATCTGGGTCCAGACCATTATCAATCGTGGGCTTTGGAGGAATATACTTTGCTCCCGATGTCACCGGATTTGCAGGGATCAAGAATTCGATTGCATCAAGAACAGTCTCGTGAGCAAGCAACGACTTCTCTGCTTCCTCGCGAGTGCAACCCGTCATCTGTTGAACCATACTGGCGTCGTCCATCTTTTTCTTGTTTAGTTGTAATACCTGAAGATGCGTTTCATTGAAGATCTCTGTCCACCGGCACTGCTGTATGCAGTTTTCCTTGCGATCAATCTTGGATTTGATGCCGCTCTTGGCATGTGGGCTACTTTCGTAATCAAGCTGGTCATGGGTCTCGCAGTTGTGGTTGTTCTGGACATGTTCTGCGGAATCGGACTGAGTGTCGTCTCCTGGTTCTTGGTTGCTACACCCTTTATCGTCACTGCCCTTGCTACATCAATTTCTATGGGTACAAACTTTGATGTTATCGTGCTTGGTCAGTTTCCCAAGGAGGATTTCTTCGCTGGCAAGGACAAAATGGAACTGGTCCCGGCAGATTCAAATGAGATCAAGTAAGCCAAAAATGTCGATGATTTGTATGCTTCGTCTCTACAACAGTGTGTGCAAGTTTATCAGCTGGATCTTTGGAGCACCGATCCATCACAAGAAGATCTCCTACTACATTCTCTCAGACGAGTACGATCAGGATGAGGTTGATGAGATGACGCGGGTCCCCGAGGATGGGGTCTTTATTGAGGAGTGGGAGAAGGATGGAGTGAAGAAGTGCAATCTCTTCTACGACACCGACGAGATTGTTCGCGGAGTCTACGATCCATTCGACTACGAGCCGTATGTTCCGTGGATCTGGATTGGGGACAAGACCAGCGAGGTTGATCTTACCGCCGCAATGGAGAAGTACATGGTTGTTGGGAACGTCATCGCCCTAGACCTGATTCTCCATCTCATCCAGGTTCACAACGACACAGAGATTGTGTACATCGACGCTCGCACGTTTGAGGAGGTAAAGTTTCCGAACAAGGGAGTAAGCATCCGTAAGCGGAATGTCAATGACAACGAGTCGAGTGCCCTTACCAGCTAAGCCATTTGAAACTGCAGAACGGTATATCCAACTCAAGAAGAAGTACGCGCCGACGTCCTGGTATGCGATGATGAGTCTTATAAGTGACATGATTCTCATGCCAATCATAACAATCTTTTTCATCTTTTTGTGGCAGGCTGACGTACTGACCGTTGGAATGACGGCTCTGAAATCGTATCAGGTATGGAAGGAGTATACCGAATACACCAGCCTGCGATTTGATGTGCAAACTATGTTTTTACATTGCCAGACAGTTGGCGGACCGTTTATCGTGACAAACAATCCAGCTTATATGCCGTATGTATTTGCCGATGCTGTTCAGCGAGTGCCCGTCGGGATGGCAAAGGCACCGCTCGGCGGAAGGTTAGACGGGTAGGGAGACTGATTCGCCATACCACGCTCTCCGGAACCCGTAAATCCGTACCCAACACCTGCAACGGACCCGCCACCCCGCATCGAGCGACGACGTCCGCGGTGCTTACGACGAGTACGGCGACCACCCTTGTGCTTATTCAACTTTGTTGTAACCTGCCAGTCGCCCTCGGCACGGCAATAACCCATCATGACACCTGCATCATTCCTGATCGATTTTACAAATACATACGGCTCCGGGCATTGACTCTTCGTCACCATGTCGGGATCAAGCGGCGCTGTGGCATAGATGGTGTTGGGATCCGGATCCGCACCTCCACGGCGACGGCGACGGCGACCACCCTCTTCAGCTCTCGGCGCGGTCGGTCCCATATTCGGAGGCGGGCTAGTTCCACTACAGTGTCCGAGGGGATCGCCGTTCGCGTTCTTGGGATCTGCAATTTCTGGGCCAATGCCGAGAAGACCATTGCCGGCATCTGTGAGCGTGTATCCATATGGAGCAGCGGTCCAGGTGCGACCTTCCGATACACACTGTTGTTCCGGAAAAAGCTTGCTCCCGTCATCGGCAACAATGTCTCCCACGACCGGAAGAGCATCAAGATCTCCCGCACCTCCACGGCGACGAGACCGACGGCGACGGCGACCACCTGTCGGCTTGTACGGGGCTCCATTCGGAACCGATGTCATGTTCGGGACATACTCAAGAGCACCAACCGAGATTGGCGATCCAACACCATACCCATTTCCTCCCCGCATCTTGCGGGAACGACGGCGACCACCCGTAGTTTGAGATTGACAACTCATTTACTCTACAGCTGGAAGATAAACGCCGATCGATCCTGGCTCGCCATCATACTGTTCGAATCCACGAATGTGGGTGCCAACAGGAGCATCGGCAATGGTTGTCAATGCAACCAAGTCGGGGTGATGAAACAACTCGAGAAGCTCGGCGATCTTTGTCTGTCGTTGAGCAAATGTCAGCTTTTCGTGAATACGAGTTCCGTTCAAGACCAAGACATCATATACAACATAAATCTTGGGCGCCAGTCGAACGACTCGAAGAATGGTATCACAACAGAGTCTCTCATCCATGACCAAGGCCAGATTCTCAGGGCGTTCTCCCTTTGAATCTGTAAAGTATGCATAGGCATTGCCCTCTTGAGAGTGTGTCAAGTAAATCCATCCAGGATTTCCACTATACTGAGGCACCTGACATGGGTCCGAGATTGGGGACCCCTTCCTTACTAGAGGAGACAGCCGATAAGAGACTTTCATACGTTGGTACATTCGTGGGGAGAGTCACCGTTTCCCTCTCCTTCGCTGGCTCGCTGAAAGCGGGCGCCGATGTGCGTGCCGGTCCGGGATCGCGTGTATCGACGGGAGGAGGGAGCTTTGTTGTGACCAGGGGAATCTCCGGAGCTACCGGCGGTGCTTCTGCGACTGGTTCAGCAAAGCGGACAACCGGAACGGGTGCCGGTTTCGGTTGGGGAGGATACATTTGCCGAACTACATAGAAGACGGCTATGTGGATGAGAGCGAGCATCAGGAGAGTAGATGCTCCTACGGAGAGGATGTTCCAGACGTCCATTTACATATTCAAGACCTTTTCTAAGCATAGAACAAACCGCAATGTCCGAGACCACGCAAGCAGTGACTACAGAGGAGGTGAAGCCCGTCGTTGTTCCGGAGCCCGTGTCTGCAGTCGCCACCGCTGTGGCGTCGGTGGTCCCGGATGCACTCAAGTCTGATGTGGAGAAGATCGTCAAGGATGTTCTGAAGGCTGCCATCAAGGAGCTTCTGGATGAGCTCAAGAAGTCGCCCCTTGCCAAGCTGGACAAGGACGGCGATGGCGTGATCTCTGTCGCCGAGGTTAAGGAGGTGGTTAAGGAGCAGGCTCAGAAGCTGGGTTGCGCGCCGTCCTGCACGATCTCCTGAAAGAACCACACAACACCACCCACCTCTTCCTTCCAGACTCGAGGGGATGTCGAGTACAAAGTAATCGTTACGGCTTCGGTGTGATATACCCTTGAAAAGACCTCAGGCTCGTGGGGTCGACTAAAAAAAGAGCAAGACCCATCTGGGTTGAACTGCAGTGCCTCCAGGGTCTTCTCGTATTCATTATACCTCCCAAACCCAGTGTAAAAATACTTGGTTTCGTAGGTTGTTCCTTTAACGCTCGCGAACTTCTCTGGAAGTCCTTCAATGATGGAGATCTTCATTATTACACAGACACAGTGTTTGCGAAAACGATAGCACGAAGGACCTCCTCGTTGGTCGTCGCCTCCGTCATCTTCTTGACGGCATCGCTGATTGCCCCGTGGATCACCTCCCACTTCTCAATGTCATTGATGAACTTGGTCTCCCGCACGCGACCATCGGGGAAGGACTCGATCAACTCGGACTCCGCCGCGCCGGACAGCGCCATGTACACTCGAAGCTGAATCTCGTCGTACATTGGAACGTCCTTCCACCAGCGTGTACGCGCCTTGGAGTCCACGATGCGATTGTGCTCCTCAACGTAGCCGTCGGTACGTCCGATCAGCTTGAAGGTGCTGTACGTCTTCTTGAAGGTCATCGTGTTGCGGTCCTTGACCTTAACATTGTTGTCTGTCTCGTAGGTGTCGAGAATCTTGTTCTCCTTGTTGAGTCCGCGCTGCTTCTGGACAGCACCGCGAACCTCGGTTGCCAGCATCTGACGAACCTCACTCGACAGCTCAGAGTGGCGGAGATTTAGAACCAGACCCGCCTGGGTTTCGACGTCAGCAAGGGTCTCGCTAATGTCAGTCTTGGACTCACATGCACGAATGCCCGCATTCACAACATCACGAATGGGCGAACTACGAAGAACCGCATCCTTCAACTTGGAAATAGCGATGCGTCGCTCACGAACCTCGAGGTCTGCAATACGGTTCTTGGTGGGAATGTGGCGAGAAAGCAGGTCATACATCGTCTCATGGGGTGACTGATAGGCGTGAAGACCAATCAGTCCAGCAACCTTAGAAGCAGAGATCTCAGGAAGAAAAGTTGTCATTTTTTGCTCTACCTCCGTTTTCCTCTCCGAATGAACATCCGTTTTACCTGCGCCGATGGGCATGCGCATCTTCGAATCCATCCGCAACACACCTACAACACATCACAGAAGCAAGAACTCCAAGCGTCATCCCGTATACAATCACTCCCACGTTGATCAGAATTAGAGCAATCATTTTCGCCACAGAGTCTATTGTCTACCCCAGATCAAATCCGTTTTAGACGGGCCGAGAGTCAATGAGGTTTTCAAAAATTTATCCGTTACAGGTAATGGCGAATCCTGTGCCTGCACCTGGAACTAGCGGTGATATTATGCAAAAGGGTACTGCAGATGAAGCACACTTTCAAGTTGAAAGCAAGACAGAACTTGTGAATCGAGCCAGGGTGGAGTTCAATAAAGTCAGAGAGATTAAGAGATTCTTGAATGATTTGATTCGTTCACCTGCTTTACAAATCAATGATGAGAATGATTTTCGTGGACGACCGAGAATGAGGTCAGGAAACGCGGATATCATCGATCTTGCAAGAGACTTGGACCAAAGACTGGCTGCGACTACGTATGATGCGCTACTGTTTAATATGGAAAGCAACTTACAACGAGCTGTCGATGCAACGAACCCCACGCGTGCAAAAATGACAGGAATCATCGGAACCCAGTACGGATTACCGGGTGCGACGACAAGCACGGTGACGTCATTCGGACAACCAAAAACGTTTAACGCACCGGGTGGTCCAACGGCGTTAATTGCAGATTTTGCAGGACTGAAGCGTGGAACAATTGGCCGTGGTCGGAGGCGACGCACTCGCAGGCGTTCAGCTCACTGAATCCGCATCTTCACTTACAGATCAAATCCGTTTTAGACGGTATGCGATGTCTAAAAATCTTGTAAAGATAATAAATGGACTCTACTGCGTTTGTTGTTGACACCCCAGACACTGCATATATGGAGGGACGTGAGTATTTAGTAAAGTTTACACCCTATGAAGGAGAGGAAATAACTAGGAAACTTAAGTATTCTAAGAACGAAGAGAACGAAGCTACCGGGGTGATCTCGTGGCTTGTGCCGGATAGGTATGGTATTGCCGTTACCTTGAAACGAGGGAAATTTAGTACAGCTGGACCGGTGGCGCTTCCTCGAGCTCCCGGCGAGCGTGCATCCTTTTCACCCACACCAGTTGGTGCTCGCGGTGCTCAACGCACACGCCGTCGCAACCGCAAATCTCGTTCCCGCAGATCTCGTTCTTACCGCAAGCATAGAGTTTAGGAGAAACTCTGTTTCATACGGACAATCGCATCCGGGCATCCCTTGTAAAACGATTGAGACGGCGAGTATGTTTTCTTGTTTTCTGGCGCGTGCGTCTCCTACCCGAGAACTGCTTGTAATAGTTCGGATCTCTCATCACACCGGGTACTCCCGCTTGTTCTCTGACAAGGTCTGCTTGCTGGGCCGCATTCTTACCACCCGGTCCTTCTGCTGGTATACCCGAAACAAACTGAGCAATGCTTGATTCAACACCAGTCGGTAACCCTTTATACATGCCGACAAGTCTGGCGTTTCTGACATTGCGACCCTTTTCTTTCTTCTCCTCCGGAGTCATGTACCTCTGAAACATCGTATCCGGCGGATAGTTGTTGGCTATCAATGGTTCTATCCCTATCCCTGGCGCTAAGTCTTCTAGGTGTAGTGGTCTAATCTGGAGTGCGCGCTTTGATAAACGTTTTTTTACAATAAAAAGAAATCCTATACCACGGTTACCATTGTCATCAATACGATCAGATAGGGGTGAATACACAAACCCTACTTGAAGCGCTTGTATTGGTACAGGAGGACCATCAGGAGTATTGTCTACCATTTATAATACCTTTCATACTTTTACTTAGACGAAGCTCTTCTGCATGCGGACAATCGCATCAATCCATCCGGGCATTCCCTGTAAGACGGTCGAGACAGCAATTGTATTTCCGGATACCACAGTTGCATCAAATGTTGTCCCTTCACAGACAATCACCAAGGCTGCAATCAGGAGATGCTGTTTTGTCTTGGCATCGGATGGACTCCAACGCAGACAGTACATCTTATACAGAACATCAATGACAGGGCGCGCGGGGGCTTGAGCTTGCTTGCGAATGGCATCCCAAAAGATCCAGACCGGATGAATCCCATGAGCCTCAGAGACAAACTCGTCGAATCGATTGGCAAAAACGAGAGGCTGTTTGGTCTGTTTTTTGTGCTCCCGACAATACGCAAATACCCACGCCATCCAATACAAGGCCCGCGTGGCATCACGAACATCCGCTCGCAGACTGTATACGAACTCGTTAAGTGGAACAGCCACCGGAAGGGGATCGGCGGGGCGGAGAGTAAGACGTCCAAACAGTTGTGAGGGAGCTTTGAGGTGTTCCTGGATGGTCTGTGGATCAAAATCATGGACAGGTTTGATTGTTGGAAGCGATGGCAACTTGTTTTTGCGACAGCTTGACAAGGTTGCTGCAACTTCGCAGATGATCGATCGTACATCTGGATTGTTGCGAATCGATGTCATGGTTCCAACTGTAAAGACCTGTTCGATCGGTGCATACCGCTCGTAGGCTCCAGCCAGGTAGATGAACACATTTGGGTTCGCTCGGTTGATATGGAGCGCGGCTGCATCAAAGAGCGTTGCCCACAAGCTATGGACCAGTCCAGAGCAAAGTAGCTCCAACGCCCAATAACAGGCATAATCTGCGTGACCGAGTTGCACGTTTTGAAGGAGAACCTTCACGACGTGTGAGCGTGGATGTCCGCAAAATGTAGTCTTTTGAAAATCAGCAACTGTGCGAGGATCAGACACCTCCATTATGTTGTTCGCGTAGTCGATCTGAGGAGGGTGAACGCATCAATACAGCCAACCTCTCGGACCCCTTGTATTTGCATTTCTAAGCATTGCTTGGGCTCGTATAAATCGTGCCTTTGCCTCGACTTCTTCAATCGTAGGCGGGGGACCACTTTTTGTCATGAATCGGCGACCTAGAATAACAATGGCAATAAGTGTTACCAGCGCAATAACCCAGTTGAGGAACGTATCTACCCACGAAGACGCAGCGGCAATTGTCTGAGATTGTTTCGCCTTGTTCTTGTTGATCTGATTTTTGATATCATCGATCTGTTTTTGGAAGGTCGAGACGGAGAACACAAGATCATCTTTTACGGTTAAGATCTTGTCGCGAACACCATCCACAACCTCGATTGTAGACTGCTGTTGGTTCTTCTTTGCTTGAATGTCATTGTACCGAGCAACATATCCATTGACAATCGGTTGCGCTTCAACATTGGCGATCCGAGCCTTCTCTTGTTCTACCCAAGCCGCCGCATCGGCACCATTGACTAGCGTGTAGTATGCGGTACGCGCTGTTTGATATGCATCAGGTGCCGTGTCCCGAGCATTCTCGGCTTGCTGGAGAGTATTGAAGGCAGTTAGAATCTTAGTTTTCTTGTCAACATTCGCATCCGCGACTGCAATAGCCTGAGCAAATCGATCAATCTCCGCCTTGTAGACCTCCTTGTTTGGAAGGGATGTATATGGGGCATTTGGAGGTAGCGCTGGCGGTTGCCCAGGTGGTACGTGACCACCCGCAAAGTACATTGGTACAGGCATCAATGGTATGCTGATGGCTTTATCACCTGAATACGTACACGACAATACGCTACCACTTGATGTCATAAAGTAGTTCTTTGCTGTAGGGCACGGGAGCACGCATGCTTGTCCATTCGGAGACACTACGAACTCAGACGGACACGACTGTGTTACACCCATTATCTAGTGCTTAGATAGATTCCAGCTGAGGCACCCACGCAAAGCGTCAAGAAAACAAGATACGATGCATACTCCGATGGAACCATCAAGTACTCAACGAGCGCGAGCAAGATCGTGAACAGAACTGTCTGAATCACTGACATATCCAGGGGCTTCAAGATCTTGCGCTTCACTTCATTGATTGGGTTGGGCTGAACGGGAGGACGCGGATTCTGAATACTATCGGTTACTGCCTTGATTCGATTGCCAGCATCCGACACGGCTGAATAGCCGGCGTACTGACCTTTGATCGTTTCATACCCCGGGGTGCTCATTGTTTAACGGTTAGGAACAAAACTCTTGAATGCTGCGAGCATCGGCATAATCACTCGGGCATCGCGAGACGCTTGCATGTCTCTCCATCCGAGGGGGTTGGGGATAGCACGCTGGTTCTGAGCCTGGTAGGGAAGCAGGGTGGACGACATCCGGACAAATCGAGTAAACTCGGATGCATCGCCGACCATTGCGCGACGAACGGGAGGATTGACTTGACCAAAGGGAGATGTGGGCATTTTGTTTTAGGAACAGGAATATAATGAGTACTCAACTTCCAGTGCCTCTCCAAAGCGCCTTGAACACGTACAAGACACACTACGCTGCCTTCAAGGCGACTGGGAACACCGCCGATAAAACCGCATATGAATCTGCTCTAGCCAGTATCAATACTATCCTTGAAAGCGAATCAAGGACAACGGCTGCAAACGATGAGTACTTACGGAAATTCGTAAGTAAATATGAGACCGAAAATCAAGAGATCGATACACTGCGCAAAACATCACGGGAGATTCAAAAGGAGGGACCGGAAATACAAAACAAGCTGGCACAATCGAATCAGCTATACCAACGTCAGATTGCAACTGTCAATGATACAGGACTCTACATAAAGGCTGGCATTGTGGTCGCGCTGGTTGTCATTGTGGGTATTGTGGGTGCGCTCTGACCTTTTCGCACTAGGATGAAAAAGAAGATCACAAATACAATCCCTAGCGCAGCTGCATACCAAAAAAGGGTTGAGTTGAAGATAGTCTGTTCGTGAGTTTGTAGCTTGTGCAGAGCCGCATATTGATCCTTCTGCTGTTGTAGAATCGTCCGCTCATTTTGAACACCGACCAACTTTCTGATAAGCTCATCTCGGTAGGACTCAAGCCTGGCCGCATTTCCTCTCATTGTCGTTACCTGACTGAGCATCTCCTGTAACAGTGCCGCCATTTCGCCGTTAAGGGTTGTGATGCGAGCAGAGTTGGTGGGATTGTTTGCAGCAACAAGAGTATCGTAGACTCTCTTTTTTTCTTCGTATTCCCTTTCTAGAGCTTGCATTATTACTGAGCGACATTTACATCCTCAACCACATACCGATAGTATGCACTGCGCCCCGCTGTATCCGAATGACGAGTGACCTCCACAACATCACCTGGGATTGCACCGATCCACTTGACCATCGCATCCTGAGAATCTAGCCACGGCAACTGGTTCTCCGGCTCTGAGATCTTGAACTTATTGAACACCGCCGTCCGCTCCTCCTCCGAGAGAATACGGTGAGGCATCGCCATACGGTGGGTGGTGATGTCAAACTGAAGCTGTGAGATATGGAAGAATGTAAGTCGCTGATCTGCATGCGCCTTTACAAACCTCAGAACATTCTCAGAGGGCGGACTGTTCGCAATAATCACAACACCATTTGTATATCCATTCTGCTTGGCGAAGGCTAGCATGACTCCGATATCACTTGCAAGCAACTTCTCCTTCTGACTAAAACACACCAGGATCGACCCAATCGTGTACAGAGTGACTTTCTCCATCTTCTTCTCGTCGGTCGTCACCTCCCGCACCTCCGTGTCGAGGTTGCGACGTTCAAACATAGTGCTGAGAGTCTTAAGTGCTGTCTCCTCCATTGTGGTGACCCTGTCTTATTAAGAAAGGCATCCGTTTTTTTCGGGAGCTTTGAACAATGAAGCAGTGGGTCTGGTTCGTACTTGCTCTTATAGTTGTTGCTTTTGTGATGAAGGTACTTCCGGGAATAGATAAGTTCTACGGTGGTCCCCCGGAGTCTAAGATGACCGATACCAGTCAGCAAAAGCGTGCAATGGCGCACGAGGATTCCTCGTACGCCCAGCAGACAAACCACTTCAAGCAGAACAATGATGTAGGTGAAGCTCTTGGAATGGAGACGCCATGGCAGGTCAACCAGTTTAAGAGCCGTCTGTGAGAAGAACCAATGAAAACAAAAATCCCAAGAGCGCTTCGTGAACAGGTATGGTTAGTTCACGTGGGACCTAAGTTTCAATACAAGTGCAAGGTCTCGTGGTGTACGAATACCATGAACGTGTTTGATTTTCAATGTGGGCACAACATCCCCGAGTCGAGGGGCGGGGCAACCGATGTAAACAATCTTGTCCCCATTTGCTCTCGATGTAATCTTAGCATGGGCAGTCAGTTCACAATCGACGAATGGAACAAAAAATTTGGATCGACACATCGATCTTGCTATACAAGGATCTGCGATTGGTTCAGAGGTCCAGGGTCGGGATCTTTGGTGGCGGTAGATCCGGCTTCGTCCCGTTCGCGCGATGGCGCTCCACGTCATCCCAAAATGCGCGCAGTTCTGAAATGTGATCGGACAGCCAGTTCGGGTCCTTCGGAACAAGGTCTTTCTTGATATCCGTCAGGACCCAGTACACATATTGATAGTCCTCGGTCAAGGTGCTCTGCCATTGGTGAAGCTCGACGCCATCTTCCTTGTAGTTGACCTTACCGTCGGAATCCACTGCAAAGACGCCCTTCTTATCCTGGCTCGCATCCCAGACCGTAAAGTTCACCTGCTTAAAGCGGAACTCCACATATTCACACTCGTCAATCCCCGTACACTCCATTTGCATCTGCATTTGGTGTACGTAATAACTCGGGATTTCGTCTTTACGAAGACGGCTCATTGGACACTTAAACTCAACCAGACGACCGTAGCGCCTCGGGTCCGCATCTGCATACCTTGGAATAATCAGACCGTCTGGAGACGCTCCGAGGAACTTGTGTACAGGATGCTGACAGCAACCCACGTCAATGATATCGCAGTCAGTCGTATCTTCGTAGATCTTCTTTGCAACTGGCTCAAATCGGGTGCCCCAAATCAACGCAGGGATTGCATTCGAGATGTTCGTATCTGCCCGGGCTGGTGGCTCGAGCTTCTTCAAGAGCAGCTCCAAGCGAGATGCAGGTGTCTGCCAAACCTTGGACACCTCAGATGCAGTCACCATAGTTCCACGTTGGGAGTGCCAAGCATCCGTTCGTTGACTTTGCTTTCCGTAGAGCCGAACCGTTCGCTCAAATGCTCGATCACGCATCCACAGAAGACCAACCTTGCTCGTCATTAACTTTTGAGTCACTCGCATGACTTCCTGTCGGAGGAGGCGGCGCGAAATCTCCGGCGCAAGGGATTTGCACAGAGTCACAAAACGGCGTAGACGAGCGTTGAGATGGGTATACGGACGATCGTCCAGAAGGTACGAGGCCAGTGCCTCCTCCATTACTGTTCTCTACCTTGCTGTCCGAAAGTTCATTTTGAAGAGCGAGGAGACGTGCCTCAAAATCTCCAGCACCCATCACACCAAGTTCGGATGAACGACTGAACATATCCTCATACATCTTCTTGAACTCGGCATCATACTCCTCAATCTTGCTGAGGGGAAACCCGTCATCTTTCATCGTCGGCAGAACATCATCCTTCTCAAACACGGGATCGGGAAGCGGGAGCTGATCTTGAATCATCTCCTGTGCGGATGCATACTCCTTGTACTCCTGCGTCTCTCCAGGCAGAATGAACTTCCCTTCAAGTGCGACTCCAATTGAAGCCGTAACATTCAGTACTGTGCACGCGCGCGGCTCACGGGGTTCAAGAAACTTGGCAACCTCTTCCTCAGACCCAATGATTGTCGTCGGAGCATCAACCGAAGCCATTTGTCTTTATCTTACGGACCCACTTTAAGCGAGAATACCGCAGTAAGATTACAAATGGAGGTCATTCAAAATCGCGATCATTGGGTCCTGCACCGTCTGGAGGGATTTTACTCAAACGCGGAACATTTCAAGAAGGTCCAAACAATCCTGTCTGGAGAGTCGAAGATCAGCCTGCGTCTTCTGGACTGGCTTGTCACCAACTATGCAAAGAAGCACAATGTGGCATACCTGGTCGGCACCCGCCACGTCATTGTCTACCTCGCCTACAAGTCTCACCTGAAGGCGTATAGCAAGAAGATGTTCGACCCGTTCTGTCGTTGGAAGCGCATTCAGTTTATGGGACTGGACACCACTGTTGGACAGCTCAACTTTTTTGAGTGGGCACTCCAGGATGATGTGCTCAAGTATCTCGAGGAGAACTACGATGCCATTCACGCAGATATGGAGGCCTGTTCGACTACGATTCAACCCAAGACGACAGAGGATGGTGTTCGTCGCAAGAGACATGAGCTTAGTCGGTCTGCAACCAAGGCTGTGCGTCACCATGACGTGAAGGTAGTTGTTACCTTTGAGTAATGCAGTCAATCTTGGATCCACGCGTGATCTACACAAATCTTTCAAGGGATGTGTCGGAGCATGATGTAGATGTCGTCTCTGACTTGTGGTCAATGGATGGTCGTGATGTCTACCGGGGTTCCCGCGACAGACAGTACTCTCATGCAAATGTATATTGGTTGTATAGCGAAGATCTTGAGCGTGTAGGACTGGTTGAGCACTCCTTGACAGACAATGCTGACTTTCGTATTCTTTGGTTTTACGACGACCCCTTCAGTTCTTTCTTCCAGGAAGAATGGACTGTCATTGAGAGCTTGTGGTCACTTCTTCCCCGTACAACAGTTGAGCGATGGATCACCGAAGAACAAACGGCAACCGATCAGATTTTAGGTGGATGCCTTTACGGAGACGCGCGTATCGTGAGTCTTGATCATGTGTTGCACCCTCCCATTGTGCATAGTTGTACAGACTGTGGACTACGATCACTAAAAAAGGTAGACTGCCAAGATGTGCAAAGCCCACTCGACTTTCCAGACAAAGCAAAAATTTTGTTTATAGACGACGATTTGTACGTCTGTCGGCCGCCTGCTGACTCTAAAGTTTGGGGATTACTTGGATTTACATTGCCGCTCCCACCACGCGGCGACGAGCCTGCTTTGCCGGAGTTGGCGGAGGAGCCGCAGATGCCGGCGGTGCAGTCGGAACCTCTGCCTCAAACACTGCCTCCTCAACCTCAGGCTCCTTGAATGCCGAGAGGAGCTGTGCAACCGTGGGCTTCTCCCTCTCCTCCTCGTCATCGGCTCCCTCCTCCGCCTCGAAGACCTGGGCCGCCGTGACACGCTGCTGTGCAGACACCTGTGCATACGAGATGCGCCAGGTGACTCCGAATCCCTGTCCCGAGACGTAGATGCTCGGGCTGACGATGAACCGCGCCTCCATGCGCTTCGGGAAGACCGTCTCCAGGTTCTCCGTCGTCAGCGGGATCGGGCGATTCGCCATATCCACCGCATCCATATTGACCTTCCCATCGTAGACAGGAACCTTCATGCGGAAGCTCGGCGGGTACTTTCCGTTCGGAACCCACTCAGCCCCCTGCTTCTCCACGCTGGGAGACACCAATGACTTCATGCTGTCACGGAGGACATCCTCCTTGCGAGCACGCCCAAACCATGACGTGGACTTCTCAACCCCCGTCTTGATGACCTTCTCCTCAAGGTCCTTCAGGAAGTTGTACATCTGTCCGATCTCTCCCGCCTCAGCTGAGGCACGCTCCTTCGCATAAGAATCGCATCCACGCAGACTTGCGAGCATCGTGTAGTTGATTCCGTTCTCAGTCTCCTTGATTGAGACCCCCATAGGATACTGAAGCTTGGGAACACGCATCTGGAAGTTCTGCCCGTTGTACTTGATCGGGACACTCTTGGACCCATTCGTCTTGCTCACGCGGATATCTCCAAACGAGACCTTGTTGATGTCGAGGTTCGCGGCGTTGATGATTGCATTGACGGACATTTTGCTCTGGTTGTGTGATCCTATTACTCAGCTTGTCTGTAGATCCATTTTATCCGTCCGTTTCTACTTTCAAGAACTACCGCAGATAAGACAATGGTCAGGTGCGCGGCGGTGAAGAAGAAAGGATCAACTTTACAATGCGCAGCCAATGCATTGCGTAGACATATGTTTTGTGGAACCCATGCAAAGGCAAAGACGGCTGAAATATGGAAAGATATTCGCGAGAAAGACATTCGGATCACCAAGTGTCAATCGATTGCTCGGCGTTGGCTAGTCGTCCGTCGGCTTCGATTAGGCGGTCCGGGTGTCCTCAGTCGCAAGAACCTTGCAAACGATGAAGAGTTAGTCACATTTACAGAATCAGGTCGCCAACATCCGTTTAGCTATTTCGGGTTTATCGAAAACGACAAGACGTGGTGGTTTGATTTTGATACATTGTGGGTGTGGTCTTTGAAGTCTGTGGAACCTACAAACCCATACACTCGTACGCCACTGACAACTGAAGTCCGAAAGCGTCTGCGAGAAACGTGGGCGTATCGAGTTCGGCATGGAATTGGCGTCCCACCGGATCCAAGAGATGTCGAAGAGCGCATACGATGTAGATGGACAATGTTACACCAAACCTTTGTAGATAACGGATTCGTAGACGTATCCTTGAATCAACTTACCCGCCTTTCCAAAAGTTCCCATGTTGCAATGTGGAGGTTTTTGCGGGATGACTCGCCGGCAACACTCCACCTCGCCGGGCATATGCTGGCATTTTCTATCGTCAATGCAGGTCCGGCAATGTATATTGTCAACTCATTGCGAAACCTGATGAAGGCTGTCACTCTTCAAAAAGAGCCGTATGAAACCGTATTTGCGGTAATGTCAGCAATCTATCGTTGTTGAAAAGAAAAGGGTTTAGATGACCGCCGATGGTAAGAGTATACCAGTGCGTTAAAGATGTCGTCCTCTTCTTCTGTTTCTAAGTCAAACAAGATGCCTGCCGCCAAGAAGTCCGATGCCCCGAAGACCGTCGCTGCCCCCGCCCCTGTCGCCGTTGCGGCGCCCGCCCCTCCGAAGGTGAAGGCCGAGCCTAAGGCAAAGGCTGTCAAGACCGTCACGCCCGCGAAGGCGGAGGTCACGGTGCCGACGGTTATCACCCCGTCCGCCGAGCCGGTGTCCACGGTCCCGGCTGTCTCCTCGGAGGCGCAGCTGTCTGCCCTCGCCGAGACGCTCAAGACTCTCAGCTCGGAGCTCTCGACCCGCGTCCGCGACGCCGTGAAGGCGGTCCAGGAGGCGGCCAAGTCCGCCAAGCGTGAGGCCCGCGACTCCAAGAAGAAGAAGAAGGTTGACCCGGCGACGATGACCCCGGAGCAGCGTGCCGCCTGGGAGAAGCGCCGCGCGAACAATGCCTTCCTGGTCCAGCGCCCGCTGACGGACGAGCTGTGCCACTTCATGGGGCTCAAGTCGGGAGAGACGCGCTCGCAGACGCAGGTGACGAAGTTCATCAGCGAGTACGTGAAGACGCACTCGTGCTTCGACCCCTCGTTCAAGCGCCGCATCCTCCCGAACGCCGCACTCGCGAAGCTCCTCCGCGTCGGCGACAAGGATGAGGTGACGTACCTGAACCTCCAGTCGTTCCTGAAGGTGCACTTCATCAAGACTGCCCCGAAGGCGTAAAGAGGGGTCTTTACGACGACGTAAAGACGACGACCAACAAAAAACAAGAAACACCAAGCTCTTTTAGCTCAGAGGTAGAGCACCTGCTTTGTACGTCACAATCAGCAGTAGGTCAGTGGTTCGATTCCACTATGGAGCACCGTCTTTTTAGCTCAGGGGTAGAGCAGTTGTTTTACTCACAACGAGTCGATGGTTCGATTCCATCAAAGGACACACCCACACACCACCCGCGTTCATAGTTCAGTGGTAGAATAAGGGTTTTCCATACCTTCGACACGGGTTCGATTCCCGTTGGACGCAATTTACATTAAAACGGAATCCCGGGTTAATGTAATGAAGACTCGTCGTCGAGGTGGTACGGAACCTCGAGATGTTGTTCGTATGAAGCAGATCAAGGCTCTTCAGGAGGCTCGTCAGAATGAAATATATGCGCTTGGAGAACGAATTGGTAGTTCGAATGGTCGCAAACACTGGGTGGGTCCATCGGAGGAAAAGTTGCGTCACCTACGAGAGTTGATAGCAAGAAACAATGAACTTCTCAGGAAGGGAAAGGGACGTTCAAGGACTCGTCGTAATAAGTTCATGAGGCATCTCTAGATACAGGACTGTGCTGAAGAACGGAGACAGCATCCCATCCAGCACAAGGGCTCGCTGTTTGGGATTGTCTTTGAGCGTCTTTGCAAGGCGTGTCAGTAACTTTTGCTTGTCCACAATTGGCTTTACCTTAATTTTGCACGTATCTTGATGCCAGCCACACAACGTAGACTTTTTGCAAGAGCCTTCTGCCAGTTGACCACACGGTGTGCGAATCTTGTTCACAAACTGAACAGGTTCATTCACGTCATCCCAGTGGGCTTCTTTGTCAAGCCACTTCTTTAATGCTTTCAGCAAATCCGGACCGGGGTTCATAATCTGGGTGCGCAGGTCTTCGTAATCGTCGGACTGAATGTCCTTTGAGATTGAAAACAGCATAAACTCAAACACTTCAGAGGAGTACGTGATATCACTTGCAAGTTTCAGATCAACAGCATTGGGCGGTGCAGTCACGAGCTCTTCCTCCGAGTGAGGCTCCCGGATTGTTTTCAATACCTCTGTTGCTATGTCATCATCCTCTGATTCTTCTGGTCTGAACAGAGCTCGGAATCCAGACTCCAGCATGAACTCTGAATAGAATCCATCCGCAGAGAGCATCAGACTTGTTTGCTTAAATCCAGGATGGCGTGTCTCGGCAAGGAAGTCTGATAAGGTTTTGCTTGTAGGAAGTTCTTCGTCTGAAATGTCAGCATATCCAGAGCGTACAACACCTCCTTCGGGGATATCCATGTTCATTGGCTGGACAGGTAATACAGCCTGTTGTAGGACAAAGAGAGCCTGAATACGCTTGAACGGATCCAGGATAAACTGGTAGTCCGAGATGTTCTTTGCGGCCAGTTCTTGTTGGGCATCCGCAACGGTTGGTGCTGTTGTTTTGCATGCAGACACGTGAAGTGTTTGCAGGGCTTTCTTCGTAGCATCGTCGAACTTATTGACGTCCACGGTGTAATCAAACTTAGATCCCACGTTGCCTTTGCGACGAGTGACCTTTCCTAGGATATCTGTATCAAGCAAAGTGATTGTTCGTGAGCGATCAGACGTCCTATCCGACCAGAATCCACACGAGATTGTATTCTTTTTAGGTATTGTGTGAATCTGCATCACACGGCAGTCGAGAATCAGAGCCACATATTCGATCTCGTCGATTGGGCTCATTGTCTGTTGGATCCACGCACGATCAATGCCAGAGACAATCCGTTCAATGGGATCGTCGCCATCGCCAAGATCTTTCCACGTACGGAAGAACGAGCATTGCATCACTTTGTCCGATGCCCTTTGCGGAGATGGGATAGGTCGCTTGTCATTCAGAAGAACCGGCAGACTCTCACGGGGTAGACCAAGACCAACACGAAACATATCTGACTGCGAAGCTGCCAGACGGTTCTTTGGACATGTTTTCGGATAGGCTGTCTTTACTGCAATACGCTTGGTCAGTGCTTCAGGCAGATATGCGATACGAAGAGCAGGCACCTTACCCTCCTTCAATACATAGTACTCATCAATAGGCGTCTTGTCGAGAACCTCAGAAGATCCTTCAGCCTTAAGATAACAACACGGTACTCTCTTTTTGCTACTCGATTTATCCGACGGGTCTTTGAAGCCTGGATACTTAAACCCTTTTTTCCGCTCAATCACCGTGAACTCACGGGGGTCCTCCTTTTCAGTCACACGAACCTTGCCACCACACTCAGGACATGCCCCATCCACTAGCTGATCTTCTGACAGAGGGATCTCATCGCGCATACACCAGTACGGAGGACAGATGGCAATGCCCTTGTCGACCCTTAACTTCTCGTTTTCGGGTTTATCGGCATAGCTATACTCTGGTTTCATACTAGCCTGCTGCGCGGGTGTGAGGATGACAACTTGATTAAGCTTTTCGCATTTCTTCGAATACTCCGAGTCGATAAGATCGGGATCAATCTTGAGAATCCGATTGTTGAAGTAGTTGTGTGTGCTGAGAGGTCCGGTTTTCTTCACACGTACAGACGCAGACGCGGGTGCAAAGGCCGCATTTGATGCTTCGGCTTCTTCATCCCCAAGCCCTGCAAAGTCTCCCATATCAAACTCTTCCTCCACTGCAAGGGTTGTAACAGGTGCAACCCCAGCCGCAGGTCCCACTTCCTCTAACCGAGGTGGACAGACCTCATTGACCTCTCGTGTATCGGAGGTCAAGATGTAGCGGAGGATACTTGCATAGTTGACTGCGCGATCAAGTTTTGTCACGAACTTGATCATCACATCTTTTGATGAAAATGTAATGACTGGATACCCAGCTGTTGCCTTTTCAAAGTTGAAGTTCTCATCCGTCTCAAGAGCCTTAACTTTCTCGGTGAGTTCTGCGGCCTCCACGGCAGAGACTCCCATCTCTTTCTCAAGTGACTCCCCTTCTTGCAAGAGTGTGTATGCGCGGATCACGTCGGGAGGTACATCCGATTCGCGATCAGCACGCAAGAGACGGAATGCATTGTCTTGATAACTGAAGATCGATTGCATACATCCAAATCGGCGCATATCAAACTCAGAGACCTCCCTGGCGTAGGATGTGATCACAGACAGGTCGTTCAGAATCCAGCGACCTGGATCAATGTCCGTCTCCACCAAGAATGGCATGAGGGCATCCAGTGTCTGGAGCCACTCAAATGTGGTCTTCTCTAACTTCTCAAGTGTATCCTTGGAATCCTTGCTACGATACGTCGAGATGGTGATGTCCCTGTTGGTCACAGCAATACGATCGAAGGAGATACGAGACTTGCCACGGTAAAAAAGCAGGGTTGGAAGACGGCGCTGAGGCTGTGTGTTTGACGTCCACGCCTTCCACATCGGAACATCAAGAAAGGGTTTCTTCTCCTTCGGGTTCTCCACAAAAAACTTGTGACGAGTTGTTTCGCCCTTTGAAGTGAAGAAGCTAACCACGGGTGTTTCCTTGGACATGGTCATACCGTAAAACATCTGCTCAAATCGATTCCGAGGGGCAGTAAACTTGGTGGAGACAAACGGAATGAACCACTTGCTTCGCAAGATTGCCGTGTGGGTCGGTTCGGGAGCCCTCAACTCCAGAAGGGCACCAAGCTTCCTGTGAGATGTGGTGAGAGATGCGCGCAGGGATTCAATGTTTGCCGGTGTTGTGCTTTGGAAAAAGGGAAAGTACACTTGCTTCATTGTGTCCGAGGTACCGTCTTCATCGAGTTCGGTTGCTCTGAACTCGAGTGCCGTTTCGCGATGAACAGTGTCAAAGAGTCGTTGACGGAGAGGGGCAGGACGAAAGGCTTCCTTCAAGTCAGTGTCGATCGGAGGGGTGGGGAGAACCATTGAGCGTTCTTCGGGTACGCCTAAAATCCGCCACTCCTTAAAGTCAGCATCTGGCTGATACAGTGGTTGCAAGAAGGGTTCCACTGCCTTCCAGTCGTCGCGACTTACATCGCGGGCTTCAACCCCAGTCCCCAGACGAATCTGAGAGACATAGGCTTCGAAGATGTCTTTCTTGATCAGGTTCTTTCCGTGCGACAATCGGACGAATAGATCCATCCATCTTTTCGGATTGGATGAATAGTAGTCTTGTGCCAGCTCAACTTCGACCTCAATAAACAGCCGATCGGGATGCGTTGATTTAATAACGGCGATTTGTTGCCTGACAGTATCAATCGTGTCGTCTGGGAAGAACGAAACCATTGTTGACGAGCCGGCAAGGGGCAACTCCATTATAGTGTGGTTAGATAGGATTATCCGTGATTGTCATTCCACAATACGGAGTCGGTTTTTGTGCATAGTTAACAGATGTATAGATTCCAATCTTGACAGCGTCGTGAAGAATACGTTTGAAGTTAAGCCAGAACTCTTGCGTGTGACCGATTGTTTCCGTCATCAGGTGCGCCATCTCGTGGAGCATCACAAACATCACCGTGTTCTCATCAATCAACGGAAACTCCGGTGGCTTCGTCTTGTCGCGCAGACACACAACAATCTTCTGTCCCTTGTTCTCCGAGTAGGACGTATCCCCCGATGTCATGTCGTTCTCTACAAAACAGTCTGGGTGATACCGAGCAAGGAACCGTGCGACGGGCGGATCGGCGGCGAGTGCTGGTTCCGAGGCATACGAGTCACGGAGTTTCGTAAGGTTTGCGCAGACCTTTGCCATCCTATTCACTGCCTCCTCTTTGTTGGGTAGATTTTGTATTTCATATGTCTTCCCGTCGGGTCCTGTTGTTGGGACAGTGTTGCGCGGTCCCGAAAAATACGACAAGGCAACCGCTGCCGTCAATCCTGCGGCGGCGACTTGGAACATTACTTAACCCTGAGATTTAAGCCGTAAGTCCCTCCAGTCCACGCGTGCTCTTGAAAGGGTCGGGGTCGATGGTCGTGTTCAGGAACGGACCAACCTTGCCCTGGGGGTTGGGCACCTCCGTGCGGATGTCGTACGTCGGGTTCCGGTTCGTCTGCGCAATACCAATCACATTGATGTTCGAGTGGTAGCCCGACTGCAGGAAGTTCTGTCCCTTGAGGTCCTCGCCACTCGCCGGGTTCACAGCGGCCCACGAGGCACCCATCTGTCCCTTGGGGAGCAGCTCATCCGAGTTCAGGGTGGTCTCCTGGTACGTCTGCTGGGATGCCGGTGTGCGTCCCTGCAGTCCCTCGGCGGAGGCGGCGTTACCTCCCAGTCCGCGGGGAAGACCCATCGACGGACCCGTTTCCGACATCGGGGCAGTGGAGCCCAGTCCACCCAGCTCCTCGGCGCGATCCAGGAGCGATCCCTTAGACCCAGAGTACGATGTAAAAAGAGTGTACAGCACAACAACTCCGGCAAGCACCATGCCCAGGCGGATCAGTTTCGGTTGCGTGAGCTTCATTCTATGTTTATACTGACGGAAAGACAAATTTCGCGATGACGAAGTTTTTGGACCCACTCATCCAGGATGTATTGGAAAAATTGAAGGCGGCGGATGTCCAGGCATCTATTGAGTCGGCGATTCTTCGTCCTATGATTGGAAGGGTTCTACACATTCTTTACCCCTACCTCTTCGGTGTCATGCTCCTCTGGTTGATGATGTTTGTTTGTCTCGCTCTCATCCTGCTCATACTGGTGAGGGGCAGTCTCGTTGACATTCTGGCTCTGCGGAAATAGAAGATCAACAAGAGCCCCTCGGCGGAGAGTCCACAACCCGGCGATGTTCCTCTTCTTTGCCTCGGCACGAAGCTGGTGAATCGTCATCTTTTCAACCCGCATTGCCTCGGGTAGCTCCTTCATAGTCAAGAGGGCAATCAGCTCCTCCTTCGTCTTTACGTAGTACATCTTGATACGGCGGGTCTTTGCAAGAAGCTTGAGGTCGGCGAGGTACATCTTTTGGTAGTTGGGCTCCATCGTCTCAGTGATGTCAATTTCTTATGTCCTTACAGATCCGTTTTAGACAGGCTGTCTTCTTTTTCTCACCACAAACACAAGTATGAAGAGAACAACAGCCGTCCTTGCGTTTTTTGTTGCCGCCTTGCTCGCCGGTCTTTTTGTCAACTCTACACTGTTATCTGCCGAACCGGCGGTGAAGGAGAAGTTCATGCAGCAGGAGAAGGGTATGCCGCTGGCGACTGAAACTGTGAAGGGCTTCTCGGGTGGCTCACCGATGATCGGAACGGAACCCCTGCCGACACCTGAGCACCCCTACGACCAGACTGACGATACGCCTCTCCACGTGTTTGCGAATAACAAGCAGGGTCCCGAGTGCTACGGGTCGCCGTTCTCGGGTGATCTTGGCTACGTGTGTCTGACGGAGGCCCAGCGTGCCGAGTTTGCGTCTCGCGGTAAGAACCGCGCCGCTTAAACGGTAGACCTGAAATCAAGCAATGGTGCTTGATCTGGATGACGTGGACGGCTTTGAAGCAGGAACAATGCTTTTTCTTTTGACTGTATTGTTTGCTGTGTTTTTCCAAGTTATAATTGCTTACAAGACTACTCTACTACTCTAATAAATGGAACACTTGAGGACGCTGCTCCAGTACTTCAAGGAGCGGATGCCGAATACTAAGTTTCCCAAGGCATCGGATGAGCTGTTTGTTCACATTGAGAAGGAACTCCTTCCCCATTTGATGAAGATTGTCAAGAAGGACAATACCCTGTTCACAGACGAAGAGGCCCCCGAGCTGTTCCCTGGCATCAAGGTGAAGTGGGATGGCAAAGACGAGGCGTGGCAGAAGCTCCGGATGGCGCTGATGTATGCCGTGCTCCACGGTGATCCCAAGGAGAAGTTCGGTGCAATCTTTGAGCAGATCAAGAGCGCGATTCCCGGTAACCGTCAGGATGAAGTCTCCAAGATCCTGGAGGACGAGGACACCCAAAACTCGCTCAAGGAGATCCTTGATCTCTTGATGAACACCAAGCTTGCATCCATCATTGGCGATCTGATGCAGTCAATCAAGTTTGAGGATCTGGACATCAACCTCGAGGATCCCGACGAGCTGATTCGCCTGATGCAGAACCCCCAGGACTCGGATGCCCTCAAGACGATTATCGAGCGTGCCCAGGAGCACCTGAAGGAGCGCATCCAGACGGGCAAGATTAACCAGCAGGAGCTTATTCGTGAGATTGAGGTCCTTCGTGCCAAGATGACCTCCACCTTTGGCAAGTACATGAACGAGATGGTTGTTGGACAACGTGAGCAGCCGGCAACCGGAAACACGTCGCGCGAGATTCTCTCAAACTCCCCGGAGGCTCGTCGTGCACGCATGCTGGCTCGTCTACACAGAAAGCTTGGTGAAAAGTCTCGCAAGTGAAGATAAGAGAGATGTCTACAGAACCCTTCTGGTATTCTGAACCAAATGTCCTGTTTACCCAGGATACCTGGTACACGTTTGTTCCAACAGCAGATATGCCCGTGTCGTCTGCACTGAATGCAGTTGTCCGCTTTTCTGTTTACCTTGCCGCCCTCCTGTTTCTGTCGAGCATGCGCCCAATCTACCTTCTCATCGTGCCGCTGGTCATGGGAGTTACAATCGCTCTGAACTCAATGTTCCCGACTGCCCGGAAGATTGTTGAGGGATTCGGCAATGGTCTTGTTGTCTCTGGATACAAGGGGACTGCACAGACCCACCCTTCAGATGATAACCCGTTTATGAATCCTCATCTGACTGATATTTTGGATAATCCTATGCTGCCGCCGGCTGCGGATGTGACCCGCAAGGATGTTCGTGATGAAGTGAATGCAGCCTTTGCCAAGACCTCGAATATCTACATGGATACGTCGGACGTGTTCCAGATGGTTCAGGCTCAGCGCAACTTTCACACGGTCGTGACGGATGATCACGCCGGACTCCTGAAGTTCATGGGCAAGGGACAGCGCGCCGACAAGCTCCTCTCAGAAGGTTACGTAGCTGCGAAGGGTACGGTTCCTGGAATGCCGTCCACCACGTCGATTGATGTTCCGACGGGAACGCAGGCGACGACGTCTGCCACCCGTTGATTTCTTCGGGACCCCAAGCTCCTCTAAGATGTCGTCACCCGACTCTTTTTGTCCCGAGATCTCCTTTGTACCCTTTTCACTCTTGAACTTCATGGTCGGGAATCCGCTTGCTTCTTCCTCGGGCGTGGCTGACGCTTCAATCTCCGCCGTCGGCACACCTGCATTCTTCTTTGCTTCCTCCCATGCAGGCTTATTTGCATCACAATGAGGGCAACCATCCATAAAGAACAACACAAGGAGAGGACGCTTTTTAAGAAGCTTCTTGGCTTCCCCTTTCTTGTCGCCGCCACGTAGAACTGTTGTAGTCATTTATATAAGGAAGTGACAAAAATGACTTCACTTGCGGACCTGAAGACAACCCAGTTTGTAAAACCAAACGATGCTCGGACGTTGTCACAGTATGCCGAGTATACGCGTTCTCTTGCCGTTCACACCCCTGCAACTGGATTCAAACAGTTTGCACCGCGCGATCCCGTAACCCAGGCAAAGTATGACGCAATGCAGTCTTCCTGGCTGGGCGTTGAGTCCTCTGACAAGGCGATTGCCCAAGGATTGTACAAGCTTGACTATGCATCCGATGATCGGAGTGCTCGTCCACCTACACAACCGATCTTGCCACCTGCGGCACCGCCCAAGGAGTCTGGGTTTTGTGTTGTTCAGTAATAATGATTGAGTGGATCGCACTCCTCCTTTTCTTGATCCTTGCAGGAATGACGTTCAAAGAGTCATTTGTAGATGCTGAGTTTACCTCATCAACCCAGGGGTCTGCAAAGTACGGTGTCGGCAGCGCAGGTGTTGCCAGTAGCGTGACACGTCCTACGTTAGAGAGTGGCGTGTGGAAAAGCAAGATCGATGCTCAAGCTCCAATCGGCGCCAACGACGATGATTACATCAAGGTCCTTCAAGCGTTCTACGACAAGGTCTATGTACCTGCTCCGTTGAAGCCTACCGTCGCACAGCTAGAAACCTTTTTGGAAGGACCCGATGTGAGAGGTCTCCCAGTCGACACGGCTGCACTTCGTCTGATCATTGCAGATGCATTCCATCTCGATACGGGACAGACCGCTGCTGCAAGGGAACAAGAGCAGATCAACTTCACTCCTACCAAGAACCTTGAACCTTCGATGGGACGTGATCAAGTCTTTGACCGCCTCGAAGCAGGCTACAGACCCGCTGATTCTCGCCAAGGTGGTCCCGTGCCTGAAGGATATTATGCACCGCTGATCCAACAAGGAAAGCCTCGTAGAACAGGTGAAGTCGACTACGAAAGTGCCGGACGAACAAATACTCAGTTCTACGATGTCTGCTCAGAAACAAAGACACCGGGATGTGAAGAAAACGTCTTGTAAGTATGTAATGAAACGCAAGTGGCTTGTTCCCGCATTAGCTGTCGGCGCAGTGATCTTGTTTCTGTGGACAGCCCGCGAAAGCTTTGAAGACACTGCAACGGTTCGTGGTCCTCCCTATGGAAACACGAGTGCAAAGGCACAGGTTCTCATCAATCTCATGACTCCGGAGATGCTGAAAAGTATCAAGATAAAGATGGGTGTTACCTCAACAACCCTGAGCGACATGGAAGAAGTAAAGCTCGTATACGGAGACGGAACGAACAACAGCCCGGTCGCACAGGTAATGAGTAACTTTTACTGGGAGGTGTACAAGCCTGCAACCGTAACGATTGATACCGCCGCCGTCAACAAGTTCTTAGAAAAGCAGACCGACCCGTGGGTGAAGGAAAACATTTCAAGTGTTCGTGAGTTTCTGAAGCGATACTTCCTCCAAGGACAGAATAGTGCTGCTCAGTCTGGGTATGGAGATATCTTGAACTCTGTCTTTGGCGGAGGTGTGCGAGCTCAGACCCCCGCGACCCCGCCTCCTGCGGCCGGAACAACCACAACTGAAAAGACGACAGAACCGGGAACAAACTGGATTGTGATTGGGTCTCTTGCGCTCGCGGGGTTCTCAGTTCTTGCAGTCGTGATCGTATTTTTCCTCCCGGCAAGAGTGTAATGAAGAAGTGGACTTTGATTCTACTGTCACTTGCCGTAGTTCTCCTTTTTCTTTGGACAGCCCGCGAAGGCTTTGAGCCCACGGCAGACATCAAAGGTCCTCCATACGGAGATTCGGACTATGCAAAGATTGTGAACTTGATGCCGACAACTCTTGTGAGGGCACTTGAGACAGAAAACTCTGCAGTGAAACCCCATTCTTCCGCGTCTGCAAGTGAGAAGTTGGCATACCAGAAAAAACTGGTTGATGGAGAAATCTCAAGCGTAATGAGTAGGTTTTTTTCGAGTGTCTACAAACCCGCCACGGTTAAACTGACGGATGCGAATGTAGACACATTCTTGACAGCCAATGCAACGTCTGGATTCTTGAGGGACAACAAGGCAGATGTGAAGACGCTCTTGAAGAAGTACTTTGTTGACCAGACACAGGGCGCCGCAAACGCAGCGCTGACCGAAGCTCAGATAAGGGCCGCCGCTGCGTCCACAGTATCCGGGTATGCCGCCCTTCTCGCGGCGTCCGATGCTGGAGTGGGATTAACCCCTGCGTGCAGGACTGAAATTCAGTCAAAGGAATGGGCTGATGTCTCGGCTGAATGCAAGACAGGTGCGGCTGGGACCGGAACCGGGACCGGAACCGGAGATGCAGCCGGGAACAGCACGGGCGGATCGTCGACAACATACATACCTAACTCGGGACCGAACAATGGCAATATCTGGGGACCTGCCTTTACTGGTCTTGGAGACAATGCTGGGTTTGGTGCCACTGGAAGAAGCAAGCGTGATTATCCCACGCTCCTCGGACCCGAGCCGAAGGAGTCTGTGATGGTAGAGGGAGCTGGAATCGCACCTGTTTCTCAACATACAAGCCTGGTCAAATCGGGAATACTCCCCGGTGCATCGGGTACTGGGTCGGATCCGAGTAGTCGGTTCTTTGGCTCGTCCCGAGTGCCAGGCGATCGTGACCTGATTCTCGATCCAAATCAGGAGTTTACGCCGAGTATAGGATCATCCAAAACGGAACCAGTTCCGTACTTAGCTGACTTCTCGGCGTTCCTACGGTAAACATGGAGTCTACAACACTAGTAATGAAGTCGTTCGGGCTACGTAACCAGCGAGGATCGTGCTGGGTAAACGCGGCGCTCCAGGCGATCTTCCGAATCCCCGACCTACAACAGCGCTTCAACGATGGAAAGCACGATGAAACAAACCCTGTCGAAGTCTGTCTCTACAACATCTGGGACTCCTCCGGATCCATGGGACTCAAGGACTTCTACACGTGTGTCAATACAACGCTCATGCCAGCGGGAGAAGGGATTGGGGATTCGCATGAGCTCCTCGAGTTCCTTTGCGACAAGGTGCCGTTTCTTGACAAGCTCTTCCGATTCAAGATTGAGAACCGGCTGAAGTGCAAGAACTGTTCGTATACTGACGGAAAGCGCGACTCTATGATTGAGTTTCCGATTGTCCCTACAAAGCCTAAGCAGTCGGTTTCAGAGGCGATTGTTGCCGCGGCACAACCCTACGATGTCCTTGACTGGAAGTGCGAGAAGTGTGGAAAGCTCGGATGTAGCAAGCAGTTTCTCTTGGCCGGATTTCCACAGATCCTAACCTTTCACGTCACCTCCTTGCGATCAACAGTTACGTATTCGAGTATTCTGACGCTGAACAAGATTGACTATGCGCTGTTCGCCGTGGTATGCTACGACGGAGGGCACTGGTGGACATATGGACGCGACATGCCGCCTGGGAAGAACTGGGTTTGCTACAACGACGACCACGTAACAAACCACAGCCCCCAGCAGTTTCCAATGGCAGATACGATGCGGCTGCTAATGTATTATCGCCTCAACTAGTAATAAGAGATGCCTTCTATTGAAGTAGTCCTGGCAATCGCTGCCGGATTCGTCGGAGTTCTTACACTGTTTGTTCTTTTTTCAACTGGGTCTGTGCTTGCTGTTCTCGTGCTCTGGATTTCAATTGCAATGATTAGTTTGGTCCTCTGGTACTACGAGTTCATCGACCTCAGCAACTACTCGTCGGTGATGATTGCCAAAAAAGAAGAGCCCGCCGCCGCGGCCCCGGAGCCCGCAGACGCCACCACCGGGACAGGACCGATGGTCGGAAGCGAGGTTTTTCACGTCAGTGATTCGCAGTTTACATATGCAGATGCTCCGGCAGTCTGCGCCGCCTACGGTGCTGAGCTTGCCACCCTTGAGCAGATCATTGATACATACAACAATGGCGGTGAATGGTGTGGATACGGATGGTCGCAGGGTGGATTTGCCCTGTATCCTACACAGAAGGCAACGTGGAATGCCCTTCAAGCCGAACCCGACACAGCAAAGCGCACAGGATGTGGTCGTCCGGGCGTGAACGGTGGATACTTTGATCCGAATACCAAGTTCGGTGTCAACTGCTTTGGATTCAAGCCCTCTGGAACGGCAACGCTTCCAGCACCCCTTCCGGGAACGGATCCAACTGCCTTCAATGCGGCAGTCGCAAAGTTCAGGAGAATGCTGAGCACCCTCACCCTCAATCCGTATTCGCGCACTGTGTGGTCTGGCTATGACTCAAACTACGGGTCTCAGTTCCGTCAGTCGAATGTTGAGAACTTCACGGAGTATGCCGGAGACCCTACGTTTACTGAGGCGCCGACTGGATCCCAAGCTACGAACTCGGCTCCCTATGGTTTGATTGGTGCGGTTGGTCCCGCCGGACCCCCTGGACCGGTTGGCGCTGCAAGTACAGTTCCCGGACCCCCTGGACCCGCCGGACCCGCTGGACCTCTCGGACCCCCCGGTTCTCCTGGACCGGCGGGAACGATTGGCGGCGTTGGTCCGCCCGGACAACAAGGTGCCCAAGGAATCAAAGGCGACAAGGGAGACAAGGGCGATACAGGTGCTCAGGGTCCTCCCGGAACAGCTGGATCTGCAGTCGGCGTTATAGGACCGAAGGGAAACAAGGGTGACCCCGGAGAAAAGGGAGATCAAGGAATTCAAGGAGTACCCGGAGTTGCCGGACCGCGTGGATTTGATGGACCCGCTGGACCCGGCGGACTCCCCGGACCCAAGGGTGATGTGGGACCGGCCGGCGCGCCCGCTGTAGTTCCTAGAGATTTACATGTAGACAGGCTTCGGATCGGCGATATGTCACTTGCAAGCACAGGTGGAAACTTACAAATCGGTGGTCCAGGTGGTAAGGTTATTAACCTATGGGCTGCTGGCAACCATTCGTCTATCATGACACAGCGAAGCAACGGAACAGACAATTGGTTTGGATATTAATTAATCCGTTCCCCCCAGGAAGGCATACTTTCCAGCAACACGGACCATATTTGGAATCTTACCAACTCCGCGAGGGTATGACAGGTCGCCACCTACATAGCATAAATATGGCATAGCGGGTACGTGCTGAGGTTTCGATGCAGGACACTTTCCGTAGCACATTCCATCCACGCGGTCGGGCTTGTCACCGCCCTGGGGTCCAGGGCATTTTCCACCATTATCTAACCGACCCCTCACACCACCTCCAACAATGGGTTCGCAGCGGGTTTTACAAAAACCGCCTGCAGACGCATCCCAGTTACCATCGCACTTGGTTGTGCATCCGCCACCTGTAATCGGCTCACGACACGTTAGTCCCTCCGTGAACCATCCTGTAGGACAGTCTTCAAGACCGATGACTGTTCCGATACCAATGTTCTCTGTATCTGCCCAACAAACAGGTCCGACTCCGTGGTACCCAGCCTTGCACTTTGTGTAGCATAGTCCCGCATCGTTCTCCTTGTCTGGCTTGCAGGTATCGTCACCAAACAGGGATACATTCAAAATCTCGTACCCAAAGGCTGACAGGAAGTGTTCACGACTCACATAGGAGTATACAAATAAGACTGTGACAATCCCGATCAGGAACCACAACATTATTTTGACGTCATATTTTAATGGATCCAAGGCTTTCAGCGACGATCGTACCCACTCCAAAGTTTGACAAGGAAAAAATGAAGACACCTACGGAGGTGTCGGTGGAGAAGTCAGGGAAAGAAACTAGTCATGCATTTCATTGGTTATTGTTCAAGCCCCAGTCGCACGCGGTGGTATCGTTTCCTACAAACGAACAATCGCGGCTTACAAATCAGACTCGAATCGGCGAGTGGTCCTAGTTGCCCGGCTTCACCAACCAGTCCGAAACATCCTGGATGTTCTCATCCGTCGGCTCACGACCCTCCATGTGAGCTGCAAAGATCTTGAGAAGGCGATAACGAATCGCCTCAGGTGTCCGATTCAGACGATCTGCCATCTCACTCACACTGTTGTCCTCATGACGGCACATCCGAATCAGCTGTCGATCCTCTGTCACAGTCCACTTCTTGTTGTTGCGGGCAGGGAGCGGGGTCGCACGCTTGGTAGAGCGAGTCGCAGTCGGCATTTGGTATGGAGTTCTTTCTCTAGTTGGACCAACATCCATTTTGTCTTGGGTGATACACAAATGGAGGTTGCAATGCTTGTTGGCTTAGCCGCCCTCGGCTTAGCCCTTTCCACTCAACCCGTCAAGAAAGTCAATGGGGAAACGGTGAAGATGATTGATCCAATGGAGACCTTTGTAAACCCGGAGGAGCAGTCTGCTACGGATATTGTCACCATCCTCCAGGCACCGACCGGGCACGGAAACATGGTTCCCTTCTTCGGTGGCAGACAGACTCAGTCCATGTACTCAGGTGCAACCGATGGAGTTCTGGATCTGTACACTGGCAAGGGCAAGCACACCTTCCATCACAAGGAGGAAGCCCCCGCCTTCTTCAAGCCCGAGGCGGGTGGTGGTCGCCCGTGGAAGACACCTGTAGAGACCGAATGGGAGCAGGAGCGTCAGGTAACGTCGCTGGCAATGAAGAACGTATTCCCCGTTGATCAGATCCAGGTTGGTCCGGGCGTGAACGATGGCTACACGAACAAGCCGTCTGGTGGATACCAGCAGGATGCGATTCGCGAGTATGCGATACCCAAGACGACGGATGAGCTGCGCGTACTCAACAAGCCGAAGGTCACCTACACCTCGGATCCGACACCGGGTAAGTTCTACATCACCGAGATGGGTCTGCAGGCTCCGGTCAAGAAGAACAAGCCCGATCGCTTCCAGGTGCTCACAGGTGCCGATGGATCTCTGGATCACGTCAATACAACCCAAGGTCAGCAGGTGGCGAACTCGCTGTACCCCGAGCAGTTGATGAAGCTCCAGAACCGCGAGTCGATGGGAATGCTCAATGCCAATCCCGCAACCACCGCCGCTGCCGGTGGCATGACGTACATCCGTGCATTTACGGAGCCCTTCCAAGAGTTCATGAAGCTGACGGTCGAGGGACGCGCCCCTCCGGCTGGACCCGTGGGCGGAGTGGCCATTCAGGCTGGACCGCAGTCCTACAATGTGCAGACTCATCGCGATGAGTCTCTTCACAACAATACCCGTGGCTTCGAGGCTCCTCTGATGACGTTTGGAGGACAGGCACCGTCGGCTGCCCAGCAGGGATCTCAGCGCTATGTGGAGCCGCTCAAGCAGGATGTGTACACCAGCCGCAATGACCAACCGGGTTTGCTTGACGCTTTCAAAAACAACCCGTATACACACAGCCTCCACTCTTCTGCGTAATGGATTACACTCTCCTTCGCTACCAAGAGGGAGTTCACACAATCTGTACCAAAAACTGGACACGCCGCCAAGTCTATGACCTACAACGATATGTCTTTGTCTATCCCGAAAAAATCCGAGTCTGTGAATGCTTGACAAATCCGTGGTCCCGGGAAACCCTGTCGTTTCTTGGCGCGCAATGGACTCCTGCTACAGAACAATGCACGTCGCAGGCTCCTCCTCCGTCGCAGGCTCCTTCGCCCGTGGCTTGGTCGACTCCTTCACGTTAAGCCGGATCGAATCAAACCTAATCGAACGTAAACATGATCTTGTCCAAGCATCTTCGTGGATGATGAACATCGTGATGCTTGTACTTGTTGCTGCAGGATTTGGGACCTTTTTGTATATTCAGTATCACGCAACCGCTCAAGAAGAAGCCGAGACCAAGCGTATACCGTTTGAACCCATCCCGTGGTTGTCGGCAACACGAAATGTTCGCATGGAAGAGTATGGACGTCAGCTCAAGCCTCGTGAAGCTCAAACTGGATATGGTCTACCGGGACCTATCGATGGAGATGGCTTCAGTTCAGTTTACGGAGATTACACGTCCCGAGCCACCCGCGATTGAACGCCCGCGTATTGTTGCTGCTGAGCGCCCCAAGATTAAAAAGAAGTCAGTTAAACCAGCTCTTCCCAAATCTAAGTAGTAAGTAATGTCAATCGTGGTTGTTCCTCCGATTTCGGGGACTGCACTTAGCTTGTATAAGTACGAGCCATTTTCATATACCTTTACCCATTCAACGTCCTCAGTCTTACAGTTCACCACATCTTCATCTGAACTTCAAGCATTTTGCTCTATCGTTGGACCCTCGGTTGTATTTGCTGGTACATTCCAGACAAGCTATGCATCTGCACTGTCGCTTGTGATCCGAGCTGCAGATGGAACGTCTTTAACGACCAGTGTAAGTGTTGGACCCGGTCGGTTCTTTCCTCCTGCTGCGAATCAGAACTTTCAGCTGTTTCAATACGAGAACATTAGCAATACATTTGGATCGAACATTGTATTCACTGCTCCTATTCCACTCACCACAGTGTTGAGTGTCCCGTCCCTGCCAACTGGGTTGAGCTTTGGAGGGTCATCCACTAGCTGGTTTATTCAAGGAAAGCCTGTTCTTCAAATAGCACAGTCGAACTATCAAGTTATCGGAAGCAACTCTACCAATGGAAAAATCGTGACAACAACCGTGTCGCTCAAGGTGAATCCTCAGGTTGTGCGCGTCTCTCCTTCGACAGCAACGCTGTCTGGTCTTGTGGTTGGAACTGCAATCACACCGGTTACCTTTACTGCGATTCAACCCGAGACCATTTATTCAAACGACTTCCGCTACACCTCGTCGGGACTTCCCGACGGCTTTTCCTTTGAGGACATTAGCGGATCACCTTTTCCCGGGTCTGGAATCCCACCCGATCCCGCGCTCACCATTGTGCTCGTAGGGACGCCGTCTCTTGCCTTTGCAACTTCGCAGTCGACATCGGGTGGAAACGTGTATCAAACCCGCCTAACGGGATATCAAACTGATCAGTCGGGAAGGCAAACATCCGGGTTTTCTCTCATTGATTTTTCATTTGCTGAAACGGTGTTGATTACTGCCTCGAATCCAGTTCCCCTCTACCAGACAAAGCCTCTTGGTTCAGGCGACGTCGTGATTACCGCAGGTAGCTTCTTTTCGAGTTCAACGATTTCAAATGTAACTGCAAGTTCTCTGCCACCCGGTCTTTCCCTCGTCGCAACTACAAGTTCTAACTATCGGTTGTCAGGAACGCCGACAGTGGTTGATCTTGCATCTAGCTACACATTTACGGCAACAAACTCCAATGGAACATCACGATCGGTAAGTCTTGCATTGCCCGTGAATCCCGATATTGTTACATTTGGCGGTGTAACTCCCACTCCGGGGAGCAATGTTCAGTTTATCGTATCCCGTAATCTGACGAATGCAAAGACGGGATATTACACGACACCGATTCAGTTTGTCGCAACGTCAACTGCAAATGCAACTCCTATTGTTTATTCGTCCTCGATTGATCTCTCACTGTATGGTCTTGCATTGAGCTCGACAACAGGGGCATTAACGGGGATTCCAACTTCACCCCTGGCATTGACATCGCTGGTTGTGTCGGCAACCGATTCGCTTGGAACTGTTGCGACAACAACGATAAATCTTACGATTCTTGCCGATCAGTTTGTCTTCCCCACCTACACACCTGCATATTTCCAGAATCGCCCAATCACTTCCTTTCAGTTTGTGATGGTTTCAACATTGAGTGATCGCCCCATTCAATCCTATTCCTCGACGAATCTTCCGGCCGGATTGTTTCTGAGTGCGGGAGGGACTTTATCAGGAACAACGACGGTTGGGGTAGGAGGCACCTTTACGGTCATTGCAACAACCGGGTACTCGACGATCACGTCTGCCCCTTACACCTACACCATACAACCCGATAACCTCTTGATTCTGCAAGTGGATGCGAGCAATACAGTCACGCCACTCTTTTCGAATGTCCAGTTTCAGACTCTTCAATACGCAACAGACAGTGTCGTCAATCCTGTCTATTCGATTACGAGCTATCCTGCAGAGTTCCCGTCTCCAGTTCTTACGCTGACATCTGCTGGCTTCTTATCAGGTGATTTCACACAGGGTCCGGTGTTTCCGACATATGCTATTACCGCGAGTGCGGCTTCGTCGGGAGTGACAAGTACAAGCCCTATCATCATTACGTTCACCAATCCATCCATTCCGCTGTTGATTGCTGGGTATACAAATGCAGGTGTCGGGACGATCAGTAACGACGGGTATGTGGGTACGACAACGGACTATGTCTTTACTGCAACCTCGACCGGTACCCAACAAGTGAACAGTCAAGTGTGGTCGGGTGGTCTGCCATCTAGTGGCTTTGTGGCCGATGGACACCGCTATCCAGATCTGGCTCAGAACCAGGGTACCTTTATGGCAATGAATGTTTCAAATATATACGATGGGGTATACAATCCAACAACAAATGCCGTTGACTGGACATCGACAGATCCACAGACGGCGGTTGGCACACCTTACACCGGACGATACTTAAACATAGCCAGCGATGGAGCTGGACACTGGGTGGCACTTCAGGCAGCAGGATCTCCTCCTGCTGACGCTCGAGTGTTTATGCGCACCGGTACGGGACCATGGACGGTTTCTAGTAATGAGATTTCTTCTATCCTGAATCCCGGCAGCGACACAACACTCAGCTATATCGGTGGACGATATGTACTTGGTCAGACTTCAAACCTCGGGGATCCAAACTCATACAGCGTGCTCGTTACAGACCCCTCCATGGTGTGGGCACCTGCAAGTACATTGCCGACAATGAGGCGCGTTCTTCGATTTGCCACAAGCAACACCACGATTGTCGCAGTTGGAAGCGAGGCTACAGCCGGAGGACCCATTAGCTACAGTACGGACAATGGTTCAAACTGGACATCGCCATCCGTTCCGTCCTTTATGTCAGGGTCGAACGTCGTTCTGTATGATATCCTGTATGCAGCCAATACGTGGGTGACGTGTGGTCTTGATTCAAATGGGTCAAACATGATTGCTTATTCACCAACCCTGAGCAACTGGGCGCAATATACGGTAGATCCCGACGTTCTATGGAGCGGTATCGCTTTTAATGGAAATGCGTGGACGATCGCAGGGAGCCGGGTTGTGAGTGGGTCGAATCAGTCAACGATTCTGTCATTGGATGCCACTCCTTGGCCAACGCAGGCGGTTTCCCTTGGTGCTCTTACGGGATCCATACAGTTTGTTAGTACTGGAACTCCCTTGTTCTCTCGCATTCTGTCGACAACAATAACGAGTAGCAATCCTTCGGTCGGAACAGTCTTTATCCCACCGGGTCCTCTGACGTTCACACAACCATCTCAGCCTACCTTTGTTCTTTATCAGTACGTGCCTTACACATTTCCAGTGGTTGCCACTGGGTCAGCAAGTTTCATCTTTTATTACGCCCCGAACCTTCCAATTGGATTTCGATTTGATTTGAGTCCGACAGGCGTGTCTGCTTCCTTGTCCGGGACATCTCCGAGCAATACGAGTTCCGCGGTTACCTTGTATGCAAAAACGGCGAACAGCTCTGCAGTGTCCTTTCGCGTGACATTCAATACCATCATTCCTTACTTTGTAAATCCTCAATCGGGTGCCGGAGCGTACACTGGGCAGCTGCGTATTTCTGTAGACGCCAATGCGGCCCAAAATGCCCGCGACAACCGAACATTCCCCCAGGTGAATCCTCTGGCGGGACCGTTTATGGGACCTCGTGCTCCCGACGTGGTGACCGCACTCAACTGTTTGCAGAAGCTATGCAAAAAGCCCTGTCCAAACTGCCATACAATGATGTAAAAAATTTGAATCTCTATTTATTAATTTTTGTTTTTTTTTGGTCTACTTCACTTTACGCCGGCATCTCCATCTCGCTGAACGCGAGCATTCCGACATTCCCAACCTTGACCTCAACCTCGGATCCATCCTCGAGCGTCTTTGTCTCCCACACCCGCCCATCCGCGGAGACATAGTACTCCTTTCCCTTGAAGTCCACCGGAAACATCTCAATTGGCTCCTTCTTCAGTTCCGGTTCCTTTGGTGTGAAGAACTCGTTCATGTGGACCTCGAGCTTCTTCGCGTTGTACACTGTATTGTCCAGGGCGTTGATCTGTGCCAAGAACTGCTTCTTGAGATCATCGTTCAACTCCACCTTCTTCTCCGCGGCGACCTTCTTCCACAGCTTCTCGTTTGTGGCATTCATCTTCTCAAGATTCCCCACAAACTTTGGCTTAGCCGGTGCCTTCTTCTTTGGCGGTGGATCCACAGACATTGCCGCCATCTTCTCTGTCACCTCCTCGACCATTGCATCTGGCTTGGCCTCCTTGGCTGCCACCTTGGCTGCCTTTTCGGCCTCCTTCTGCTCCTTCGTGAGCTTTGGCTTTACCACCTTGACCTTGACCTCCTTGACCTCCGGCGGTGCGGCAACCGGAACCGTCACCTCCTGCCTCGGCTCGACCTCTGCCTTGAACCCAATTGCCTCAGTTGCCTCCTTCAGTCCCAGTCCCTTCGCAATCTCTCCGCGCACACGGGTGAGAAATCGCTCGTCAAGATGGACTCGAAGGCTTCCACGCGGGTCATCCTCAAGGGTGATGTACCCATCCTCGGGATACAGGTCATCCACCAACCGCTCCGTCAGTGTCTTTGCAGTCCACTTGGCAAATCCACTCCCGTCGGCATTCTCCTCCTCGATCCTCATCAGTGCTCGGTAGAACGTGTTCTTGATGATTGAAGTCATTTTGTATCGCGCCTGAGTGTTATCAGATTTGGTAATAAAAGATCCATTTTAGACGTCGCTCACCCGCTCACCCACACCCAAAACGGATCCGGTTTCGGCAATGCAGTGAATGTCGTGTGAAGATACAAAATGCCCCGCAATACTACTGGAGGATCCGGACACAAGTCTCAGAAGAACTCGGAGGGAAACAAGGCTCGCAACAATCGACTGAAGGGAGATGCGCTACTTGACGACATTGTCGAGGAGGCATCAACGGCCGGGGTGCTAATCGGAAAGGTTACTCGTCGCCTCGGATGTGGGCGAATGGAGATCGCGTACTTCAATGACAATGGAGAGGCGTTCATGTTGCAGGCGCCACTGAAGGGAGGGATGCGAGGAAAGGGAAAGAAGTCAGTGTGGGTTGACATTGGAAGCCTGGTTCTGGTTGCCGAGACCGACCTTGGAGGAAAGACACACGAGATCTTTGCAGTGATGACGCCCGAGCAGGTTGTTCGGTACCGCAAGATCAAGCCAAACGCCGATGCGCGACTGTTCCTCAAGGATGCATCTGCCGAGGAGGAATCCAAGGAGGAGATTATCTTCGAGGAAGACGAGGAGGTCAATGTCGACGCGATCTAATCCCAGAACAAAACAATGAAATTTGGAATTACCGGAATCTTTACAACCCTCTTTTTAACTTTTTTGCTTTACACCTCGTATCAACACTCCAAGCGCCCCGTTCTTGATCAGGTCCCCAATGTGCCTGGATTTTTGGTTCCTGTGTCCACCGGCAAGGAACGAACAACAGGAAGTGGCAACCGAGATGCATCCATGTACACTCAATATGTGAGACGGAAGTCAACGATTGACGGATACTGGGCCTCCGGACGGGTCATGAAGGAGACGACGCATACGACTGGATCCACATCAGGCGCCGTGGAGGTCTTTGTGTTATCCGATGTGTGCATACGTGTCTGCAAGCAGGTAGAGGCAGTGTGCTCCGCAATCTTGGATGGCGGCGATGCAATGGCAGAGTACTGCAATGTGGTGGATGGCAATGCAGACAGTGGTATGAACATTGACGGTGGAGATGCCGACGCAAATGTCTGTGCTGTATAACAATGTCGGGGCCATGTGTGACAACCCCAAGTAGGTTTCAGCTCCGCCGAGACACATCGGGGAGATGGTTCACAACCAATCCAATCCTGCAATTAGGCGAGCCGGGTGTGGAGACGGATACTGGTCAGATGAAAGTTGGTGACGGTGTGCGCAGGTGGAATGCTCTACCCTATGTCGGAACAGAAGCTGGACCCACGGGCACTACGGGACACACAGGACCCACGGGACCTACAGGACACACGGGACACACTGGAACCACAGGTTGGACGGGACCCACGGGCACCACAGGAGACGTCGGGCCTACCGGAGTACCCGGGTATGGAGCAACAGGCCCCCAAGGTATTCAAGGAGTTCAGGGTCCTGAGGGTCCTGAGGGTCCAGTTGGAAGCACGGGTCCCCAAGGCATTCAGGGGTACCAAGGTATACAGGGCGTTACCGGTCCTACTGGACATACGGGACATACGGGGCTGACTGGACA